CTCGTTATAAATCGCCATACCGGCGCGGTGTGCTGTGTAACTCGTGGTACAACCGGCAGCAACCAAGGTAGCCGCAGAGGCTGTATCATAGAAAACAACTGTATTGACTACGCCGCCATTGGCATACAATCCGCGCTTGTTGGGATCGGAATTATTATGAGATGCAATTGTACAATTTACAAATCCGCCGCTGCGATAGGTGTCGTGGGCGGGCATATTCATAAATAAACAACTAGTCCACACAGCATCGCTTTCGTTGCCCGACCCGGGACCATAAGTGCCAACAACCGCAGTGGTCGCAGCAGTACCAGGAGGACAGGTAGGCCATTCGGCCGTCGGTGTTGGTGCAGATCCACTACCAATATATTCAATGCGTGCACGATTAATCGTCGCGCCAACAGCCAAATTTTGTATAGCGCCTCTGGATGAAAGAACATAACAATTATCGATATGGTATACTATCTTGCCGCTAGCAGCGCCGACTGCAAAAGTGGCATTATCCCAGTCGTTAGCGCTATCAGCTTCCCCAGGAGGCTGGTGTAGTACTGTAAAATTCTTCAAAACACAATCAGTATTAATTGTAACAGTTCTACCTTCTATTGCCGACTGAATTACAACATCCTCCGGATAGCCAGTCGCACCTTGTATGGTGACACCAGTGAGCGAAGTTGATATCTTTTCATTGTACGTACCTTCTCCAATTATAACAGTCCAGTTGTTGGAAGCCGCTGTTAAAGCAGCGCCAATTGTAAGCTTTGCTAATACTGGTGTTGAGCCATCATTAGAGTCATTGCCTGCTTTGCTTACATAAAGTGTTGCCATTAATAATCAGTCTCCTAAATTATTTCAACATAAGTTGAATCTGGATTGAAAAGAACAACAGAATCTGTATTGGTATTGACCGGACTTGCAAGATAACCAACAATTCGGACAGTGTCACCTGATGCTGAGGGGGCAGTAAATGTTAGTGCGCCAGCAGTTGTGCTCACATATACAGGATCTCCCTGTTTTGTGGTGGCGGTGCCGGCCAAAAGAGCTGCTGATATTCTTGCATATCCACGAGTTAACATCCCATCTGTTCCGGAATTTGTTCCGACAGCTAGGCCTAGCAACACAGGCCCAGAGGCAGTTACATCCGATGCGTCAGCGAGGGTCCATACAGAAGAATCGGTTAGATAACAAAGATTAGATAATACAGTTGTGGTGCTTCCAATTTTAATAATGTCACCTGACATATCGCCATTAGATGTGAAACCATATGGGTCAACGCCGGTAAAGTCCTGAGTTGAATCTCCTCCACCTCCGCCGCCGGCGGTAATTGAGTCACCGTTAAGAGTTAGACTACCGGAAATTTCCACAGAGCCCGTTATGCCAATCGACCCCGTAGTATTTAACCCGGTAATACCTGCTACTTTTTGTAGTCCCCAATTATTCATATTAATATCTTGGTAAGGAATCAGTTGCGCGTCGACTGCCACCATTGAGCCTGTTAGCGTGACAATATCGTCCCCTCCGATTAACAAGCCTTGGCCTTCAGACTGAGACAGGGCCGTGATGGTTCCCCATACTTCGGCGCCTGATTCAAAAGATATCTTTTCTGGAAGCGTGGGCATGACCAAAGTGTTTGTCATTGTGATTTCAGACCCAGATTGGGGTGATATGTTATTTACGTATAGTGTACTCATAAGTATTTTCCTTTTTTAAAATATTCTCATAGTGGAGCCAGTTCCAATGGTTAAATCATTACCACCACTAAAAACCAATGGTCCGTAAAGACCACCATTGTGATCGTCGGGAACAACAATTGATGTGCTGAAAGTTACTGGATTCAAGAAACCAGCATGGGTTGTAAAGAATGAAGTTGCTTCTACTGATCCGGTTGCAACCAAGCTTGAACCATCAAATGTTAAATTAGCGCTTCCTGTGAAAGCACCAGAATCGTTATATTGAACTTGTGTGTCTGAACCGCCGGGAGTTCCAGAGCCACCTCCGCCACTTCCAGATATTGAGACACCGTTAACAAAAAGACTTCCAGTGATATTAACACTGCCTGTTAAATTCATCCCTCCGCTAACAATTAGTGGGCTGCCGCCGGTGAGGGTACCATCAATAACAATAGTAGAACCTGTTAGAACAATGCCATTATGAGAACCAGAAATGACCATATATTGATCACCATCTGCATTGTATTCTATATAACCACCAGTTACGTAGCTTTCAGGGCCGGCGGGATAAGTTCCAAAATATAATTTTATATTATCATTAATTTTTATTGATCCGCTGGGATGGTAGCCTGCTGCTGGCTCATCAAAATTCATCAAAGCAGAAGAGTTGCCGGCATTAAATTGAATAGTGCCATCTGTTCCAGCGCCAATAAGAATATTGCCAGCAGCATTTAAATTAATATTAGCATCAGAATTTAGTGTAATACTGGTGCTAGCAGTCTGAATGATATTTGAACCAGATATAACTACACCCCCACCAGAAGGGACACCAGGAACATGAGAACCTGAAATAATTAAATATCGATATGCCGGAAGAGCAGTAGCATCATAGTAAATAGATGCGGAACCTGATACATTTAGGCTGCCTGTTAAATTCAACCCCCCGCTAACAACTAGTGGGCTGCCGCCTGTAAGGGTTCCATTGATCTGTACATCGTTATGGAATACAGCATTCCCAGAAACTGCCATAGTACCCGTGACAGATAGTGTATGAGATGGTGCTGTTGTTCCGATGCCAACATTGCCAACAGTATCAACTCTAACCTTTTCACTGCCGTCTCCACCGTGTATGCGCAAATTTCCGGCGCCATCGTTACCGTATTTTAAATATATTCCATCATTCGATACTAACACCATATCTGCATCTGATAACAAATCAAGATTCGATCCGCCAGAGCCAGTAATAGTAGTAGCGTGTAACACACCATCAATTTGTACATCGTCTCTGAATACAGCATTTCCTGTTACATACATGCCAGTTGAAGCTGTCACATGAACACGACCTTGGATCGCTTCGAGGTTGATACCGCCGGAGCCGGCCGCCGTGATATTCGCGTAGCTTGGAGCTATAGCAGAAAAATAAGTCTGCGGTGCAAACCAAACAGCCTCTGCTTGTGTGTATAATGTACCGCCGTCATATAGTGTTATTGTCGCTGTGTCATTTGCATCTTGGCCATCATCAGCTTTGAGGGTCAAAACTGCATCTTGGCCCGGGCCGGATGCCATAGTAATATTTGAACCTGATAATACAATGCCATTTGAAGAGCCAGAAATGATTGGACTATAAAGTATATTTGTATTATAATCATATGTAAAGTTGTCAGACCCACTATGAACGGAACCAGATGCAAAAATAACGTGTTTATCATTTGCTTCGCCCATATGGAAAGAACTTGAAGATAAATCGCCCACAACAATTGAAGCTATTGTATCTTCAAAAGCTAGTTTTATCCATCCAGGATTTCCAGCAGAGCCAGAAAATATAACCCAATCATTTAAGTCCCAATCAGTTTGACCATCAACATTATGCGCTCCGGATCCTGTTATTTGCCAATAATCACCAGCAGAAGCAGTCAAATTGGTTGAAGAATGGTAACCACCGTTAACAGAAGCACCAGCTGTAAAAAGATTGCTGTATGGGCCGCTTGGGGCCCCATCTAAATCAGATCCTGTTGCCGCATTTGTGCCTGCATTCCAAAGACCTTGGAATCTTGCTGCTCCTAAAAATGCTAATTGTCCTGTTTGTGATGGCATTTAATATTCTCCCACTAACATATAATTAGATAGCAATATTTATTATCTTCCCATGATCTTAAAAACATTTGCAGATGCAACGCCAAATACTTTTTTAATATCTACGCCTGGTGTTTTATATACCTTATTTGTATAAACAATATCACCGTCATCACCGTCACAACTATATGAAGGGGGGTCAATACTAGCTAAGATAGATATATGAGGGTGGTACTTTATAGACGATTCTCCATCGTCGCTGTAATCTGAATAGACTATTCCGGTGGATTGCTCTTCCAAGACTGGCTCAACATTTAAGTAATCATGATCGTAATTTACTAATACAATTGAAAAGTTATCAAGAAGCGTTATATCAGCTCTTGCAGCTGCGTTAAGCGATATTTCATTATAATTCGTGGAGCCGCCGTGCAACGAGGCTGTCAGCCAAGTTGTAGTCGCGATTGAATAATCAGTAACATTTCCTGCCATTGTGTTACCAGCAGAAAATCCTGTAATAGCGTCGAAATCTGACAGTGTTAAAGCTGACCCAGTCCAAGATGATTTTACAACAATTAGATCCGAGAGGCCCTGGGGGGGCGTCGCGTAGCCTGCAATTTTCAATGTTGCGTTGTCTGGTACAGAAGTAATTTGACTCGTATCAAAAGTCATGAAAGCGCGGGAGACAAGCCACCCTTCGACGGGGACGTCGAAGTGCAACGCGGCGGCGGGGAATTCCTCGGCGGTGGCGCTGTCCGTGCCGTAGGTTCCGGATAAAGAATCTCTTGAATCAGACCAGGAGGTGCCGAGGATATTCAAGATGTGACCATCGCCTGGGGCGGTGTAGTCGACCCCCCAAGTGGTACCACTAACATAAATTTGCTGAACGCTACTTGTCGCAAAGAAGCTGAAGCCGTATGCTTCTCCTAGGTCGGTGTTATTTGCTTCTCCTGGCCAATTAATTATAATTGGGGTAGAGTAATTATCGCGTGCCATAAGATCGGTCGCTGCTGGATCAATGGTACCACCGAGGTAATATGACTGATTATAAAAACCTCTTCGGCCGTAGCCGTTGTCCGCGACGCCAATAGTGGCGCCTGCACCCCACGCGTGCCCAGGAGAGCCGACTACAACTATCGGTGCGTATCTAAATTCAATTCTACTAGATGTTTCATATAATACAACCTGGAATTTAAGATCTGCGTAGTTGGCGGCATCTTGGCCATATTCGCCAACTTCCCACTCTATAACAAAAAATTGGTTTGGTGTGGTACCAAACGCTTCAGATTTAACATACTGGGAAGTACCTGTAGTAGCCCTTAAATCGTCCCACCAAGGAGCTACAACTACAACGTCGGGGCCGTTAAATTTCGGATTATTATAAGATACACCGAAGGTGCCATCAAAACTGAGTAGTCCGTTAACGTTAATAGAGATCGTTGTATAATCACCACCATTAAAATTAAATGTAAAGGGTAATATAACTGTATCCCAGTTATCGTCGGCGCCGGCCGTGAAGACCGTCGTGGGTGAAATCAACGGTAATAATGCATCAGGTCCGCCGAGGCAAGGCTCCCGGGTGAGTGTCATATCATTGATTAGCGGCACTAAAAAGCCCTCCTAAGATATTTCAACCCAAACAGAATCCGGATCAAATTTAATTACGCCCACAGTAGGCGTACAATACCCGACAACTCTTACATAAGAACCCGATGCCGATGGGGCTGAGCCTGTCATCGCACCGGACATACCAGGCCCAGATGCAACATATACTGCTGATCCTGTCTGCCAGGCGCCGAGGACAGAGTATACTCCTGGAAACAGTTCAGTATTGACATGGCCGCGGAGGAGCATCCCGTCGGTTGACGGGTCAGTTCCCAGCGCTATTCCCAGAAGAGACGCATTCCCAGCGGCGGTTTCACCCAGAGAGCCTGTGCCGGCAGCATTTGGGGCTTGCCACCCACCATCAGCATTAAGATAGAAAAGTGTGCCGGGCGGCACCGTAGAACCTGTGCCGTAATAAACAACGTCGCCAATTCCAGTTGCTGAAGCCAGGCCGGCTGGGTCGAGGGCTCCCGTAGCATGTCTAGAGCAGTGGCCCATCTCTAAAGCTAAAAGGTTAGCAACAGAAAGGGAGGTACCATCATAAGTTACGTTAGAGGCTCCCTGAAAATTTACTCCATCGCTGTATTGGACATGGGTTGCGGTGCCGCCTGGTGATACGTGCCAACCATCACTGCCAGTAATCCCAACTCCATTAACAGTCACACTACCTGTCACGTTTAGCGAGCCGCTAACAAATAATTCTGGTACTGGAAGAGTGTCATCAAAAGTTAATCGAGCGCTTCCAGTAAAAGTACCAGCATCATTATATTGGACTTGAGAATCAAGCCCACCTGGTATACCAGCTCCACCGCCGCCGCCGCTTTTAAAACCCATTGTTAATCCCCTACTCTGTTACGCCAGAACCAGTTAGTTCATACATTGATTGTGTGGGAATATTTGTTAATGATGCATATAACATAAACCCGCCCACGTTGGCAGCGGGTGCGGAAATAAATATTTCCTTGCACTTAACATCAAATTCCATGGAATCTTCATGACTATTTAATTCTATAAAATGCAAACCACTTACAACGTTCTCCCACGGCTTTCCAACAGAGCCGGTTGATACAAAGTGCACTCTTATAGGGCCGTCGGTATCGACGGCAGAAGAGCCCGATGCTACAACATTAATCTTTTTTGTTACGGTAGGAAAAGAAATCTGAATTTCCTGACCAGCTGCGACTGTCGAGCCGGTAATAAAAGGATGACCGGATACTTGATATGAGCCCACATTTCTTAAACCGACGCGTGTTGCTCCCGCAAACGTTACGTTGTCACTTGCTTCTCTGGGTTTAAATGCCATTTTTATTCCTACCTTATATTTAGTTTTCTATTTCTTTCTTGTTCTGCCTTTCTGGCATTTTGAAATTTTTTAATTTTTTCTTGTCGACGTTTTTTCGAAGGTTTAATATAAAATCTCTTATCTAAATAGTCTTCAATTATTCTTTCTTTTTTGACCTTTTTGATAAATTTTCTTATTAAGCGATTTATATCTCCGCCAACTTCTCTTATATCAACTTTCACGTTAACTGGTCTCTTACCCTTGCTCATATCATGTGTTTCCACTTGTCGTCAACAATATTCAGTATACCGGCTATATCAACGCCGGCGTCGTTAGCTGCAACGCCAGCTAGCGGGGATCCTGGTGATGACTCCCTTATTTCTGGAACGTTGCCAAAAACGTCAGCCTTCACTTTGACAGATTCATTTAAACGTTTAATACGTTCTTGACGTTTACGCTCATATTCTTCTTCTAGCTTTCCTTGCTCTGAATCTTTTTTTGTTTCCATTACAACACCAGTGTTCATTCCGCGAACAACTTCAGAAATGATGCCTGACAACATTCCTTCTTCTAGAATTACTTCTCGAACTGTTTGCCTTATCAGGGGCTTAAGAATTTTTTTAAAATCTTCTCTATTCATTTTAATCTCTCAATATTGAATCTAGCAAGTGATCAATTCGATCCTTTTTTGACTCATTTAAATATAAATTAATTTCTGGATTGATATTTGTGGACGGGTGTACATATGCGCCCGGAGTTGAGGGCTCAGAGACCATATCGAAACAAATAAGTTGAAAATCATCTTCAACAATTGTTTTTCCATCTTTTTCTTTAACTGAACCCAAACCACGAGACGAAATACCAAGCTTGACATTTGCTTTTACAAGATCTTTGAGAATTCGGCCAGAGGGGGTGTCGAGAACTTCAAATTTTCCCATTACACTTTCTCCCTCCCACCACATCTTTATAGCCAAATGAGAAGCATTTTTGAGATTAATCACACTGTCATCAGGATGATCAAGTTCCCCCAAAGATCTTCTCTCGTGCACCGCTTTTTGGTAATTTTTAATTTCACGAGTAAGAATATTTTTACTATATACTCGTCCATTACCATTTTTGGTACCAGCCTTCTGGCATATGCCCACAAGATAGATAGCGCCGTCCATAGCCTTTCTTTTTTCGGCTTCGGTTAAAACATTTACCGGACATCGACCTTCTGGGCACAGCTCAAAATATTCTTTTAAAAGCCGTTGTGCCATTTTCTATTATTTTCTCACTGTTTTGGTTGATAAGTTTGGACCAATCTTGCCTTTGCCAGCACCAGGAGGAGCCTGATTTGCAACCTTGCCAGGATTTTTAATTCCCCAAACCATCGAAGAAGCTTTTCCTTCTTTTACTACTTTTTTATCGCCTTTAGCCATTTTTAAATCTCCTTTTAAAAAAAATAATTTGTGAGGCTCACCCTCACGCGATATCGCTACCATTGCAGCAGCGACGAACTTCTGGAATGTTACGCCGTTTCATTTCTCTTCACCTCCATTTGTATTTCTAAATTTTAAGCCGAAATCGTTTAATAACATGCTCAAGAAATAACTTGTCCCGGCTGATAACCATCCCAAAAGTAATCCATTTATTAAATTGTACTCAAACGTAAATAGTTCTGTGAAACAATTGATCCCCCACAAAAAAACACCAACCCAAAAACCAAGACAAAGTGGGCAATGGAACAATTCTCCCAGTTTGCCATGCGCTGGCCTCATTGAGTTAAAAATTGAACCGTAAGCAAGGATGTACGTTAGGCCGTAAGCACACAAGATAAAATATATTAATTCCATAATTACCTATATACGATAAATTGAATTTATTCCGTAAGCTGGGCCGCCTGGTCGTAAAGTACCCTTTCTATCGCTGTGATACCTTTCAGGATCGAACTCTGTGTATTCGTCGATTTCTGGCTCAAGTAAATTACGCTCTACTTCTGCTTCAAATTCCTTTTGATCTACGTAGAAAGGTAAATCTCCATCAAAGAATTTTGATACTGCAAATAATATATATTGTATTGAATCACCTTCTTTGGCGTCAGGATATGAAGCTTCCATCGACATAAATAAGTTTCCAGCTTGGACAGAATCGTAAGTTATAACACCATTTGAATTTAAAAATTTAAATAATCTAACCTGAGTTTCATGTATTTCGTCATCTAACTCTTCTTTTGGCAAAGCAACTACTTTCTTTTGAGCTGGCAAAATCATAATATCAATCTCGGGATGATCAACAATAATTATATTTCCATCAATAGTCTTCTTGGCTTTAAGATGGATTGTTTCAATTGAAGGTTCTTCTACGATTTTAATGATTATGGGCATTATTTATTTATCTCGCTAACCAATGATTGTATTTGGAATATTTCAAGTACTAAGCTTTTATCTAGTTTTCTTTGGTTGTAATTTGAAATACGTTCCAGAAGCTTTTGCATTTTTTCTTTTGTTGCATGATTTTGAGAAGATATATTCTCTTTTAACGTAGTAGAGAGGCGTGTAATCTCTTCGTACAAAAGCGCTTTAAACTCTAAACCATTATCCATATATGATGTAATATATTTATTTAAAAATTCTTTCTGCGATTCATTTAAGTTTGCTGAATACTGCTCATTAAATTTTTCAACAAAATTTTTCATAGCTAAATTATTTATTTTAGGAAACTTTCCATTATCTTCTTCTGTTTTTGTTGTAAAAGAGTCTAAAAACTTTTTTTCAAGCAATATTTGTTTTTTGGGGTTCAAATTTTCTTGTAATATCTGGTTAATGGTGGCCAGTCTTTTAAAAGAGGGAACAAAAGTTTTCCAAATATTTTTTGTTAAAGTCTTATTCATCTTGTTAATCAGGTTAGTTTGTTGATTAAAAACTTCTTTTTTGCTAATTGAACTAAATTGTTTTTTTGCTTCAATTATTAATTTTTCTATAGTTTTTTGTGGCAAATCTTCAATTTCTGAAAAGGAGTCATATATCTCTTTTTCTTTCCTCAAAATCTTTTCTTTTCCAAAATATTCTTTAAGTATGCTGATAACCGTACCTTTTTTAGCGTTCTCTTTGTGTAAGATAGATTTAGTTAATTCTTTAATTAATATTTCGTAAATCAAAGCAGTATTGCGTTTTTTATTATGACTAAGTTTCATCAGTTGTTTTCTCCAAAGAATCAATCAAAACTTTGATATCGTGACTTTCTTTAAATAGTTTGGCCTCTTCCTCATCATAATTAGCTTCCAGATCTTCTGAAAGGTTATAAAGTAACTTCAAATCTGAATAACCTTTCAGAGTATTTCTAGAAGTATTGCTACCTAATTCTGCTCCCACCATTCCAAGCATTGAGCGCCGGCGTGGTCCAGAAGATTTTCGCTTATCGCTTACTTTAGGTTCATACCAGCCATGTGATCTGGGAGTCGTAGTTTTACGACGTTCAAATTTATCCCGGCCAGTATAGGGCCAATCATCACGGTTTCCCGGAGCTTCGGCTGGGGATGGCGCCTCTGTAGCTGCTAAGAGTGGCCCTGCTTCTTCCTCCCCGCCTTCTTCGGGTGCACCTTCCTCAGGGGCGCCTTCCAGCTCACCAGGCATACCCATTTCTTCTCCGCCGGCTCCTAGGTCATCTAAACCGCCTAGGCCACTGGGGCCTCCGCCGGCTGCAGCTGCAGCCTCACCAACCTGTTCCAAAGCGAAATCATGTTTTCTATCATAAAAAGCTTCAATTTGCATTCTCCCAAATTCTTGTTCACTAACATTCAAAATATTCTGTGCGACCCAACGACGACTAAAATATCCTTCGCTGGCTGCATCAGCTGCCTCAAATCTAGCCTTCCAGTGTTCAAGCTCTTGTAGCTCGGCGATCTTTGAAGGATTGTTTAAAGCCAGCTTAAAAGATAATAAGTCATTTCCACGATATCCCATCGTAAACAAATGTATAACGCCTACTTTTTCAAGCTCTGAAATGATTGAACGCTGCAGTCGCTGAACTGTTCTAGCGAATCTAACATCTTTTTGCGCCAAAGTTGCTTTATCTTCATCGGCCCCCTCTCCTCTAGACAAATAAGAAGCAGGTATTTTTAATGCACTAAAAAGTTTATCTCTTAGATATTTAACATCTTCAATGTCTCCGGTATATTTCCCGCCTCCGAGGCTCTCTATTTTGGTATTCGAGGCCTGACCTCTGATCGGGATATAATAGTCTTCTTCAATGCTCAGAGGATTATAACGTAAATCGACGCGACCACTATTAACATCAACAATTTGATTTCGCTTCATCTGCGTCATAACTTTCTGCATATATTGTTCAACATCCTCGGGGGGTACGTTGCCAACATCAATATAGAAAACCCTACGATCGGGAGAACGAACAATCCTATATGCCATCATAGCATCTTCTAATAAAGTCAACTGTCTCCATATTCTTCGAGCAGCATCTAGTGCTGATGTACCGTACGGTGCGAACTTGTCATTTCCCAAAATTCTAAAATGCGCCATTTGCCAATTTTCTAATGTCAAACCGGCAGTATTCCATTGATATTGTATATAATTTGGATTCTCTTTATCTTCTCCTTCTAGACGTTCAATTTCATTTGGGGGAAGGCCGATGGCATTCTTAATTCCCTCATCCTCTTCAATATCTAAGTAAAGAAAAAAGTCTCCATACTTACACATAGAACGACTCCAACCATATAAATTAAACTCAAGGTTTAGTATATTATAATAGAGAGTTTCCAAAACTGACTTGATTTCAGAGTTACTACAGATAATATTTAGTAAAGGAGTATATAACGAGGAAGTGGTCATCTCGTCAGCATAAATATCTAGTGCAGAAGCTATTTCTGGAGTATATTCCATCTGATCAAAATCGACGTATCTATCTAATCTATTCTGATTCGAATAATACTCAACCTGCAGGGCGCCATAAACATCCTGGTAGGCTGACATTTTAAATTCTTGGCCGCTAGCTGAGCGAAAACGTGATTTATATTTATCTAATTGACGTCTTTTTAGTTGCTTTGTATCCTGCCTTCTGTATCTAACAAGAGGTCCGGATAATAATTTAGTTAATTGTCTAAAAAGCGGATTTTTAGGATTTCTAGGGTTCTTTTTGTTTTGATTTCTAGGGGGCATATATTATCCTTTTAACAACCAAGTAAAATCAGCATATTCTTGTTTTCTTTCTTCAAGATTATTTTCTCTTTTAATCTTTTCATATGATAACATACCTGGTATTGATGTGTTCAATGATCTATTCGATGTTCCTACAGAAGATAAAAAAGCTTTTTGGTAATCTAAGTCTCTTTGGTTAATAGAATATGCTGTATCTTTGACCCAGCACCCAATTGCGCATGCCATAATTAAATCATCATTATGTTTTTTCATTGCTTGCGGTCTTCCATTGTGCCAAACAAAAGTTTTCATTTCGTTAAATAATCTCCTAGACTTAACTTTAATTAGTTTATTTCTAACAAACTCTTCCATTTTGGCTATAACTAGAGGCCTGGTTTTTTGTGATGTAGTAAAACCAGGTACGATTCCGGAATGGCCGGCCATAAGTGGGTCAACATACTCGTGAGTCGACTTTTTAGAAAAATAAATATTTGGATATCCATATTCTTGCAATTTATCTAAAGCTGCCCAGCCGACTGTATTGTTCTCGATAACAATCATACAATTTCCATATTCTTTTCCAATTTCGTTAAGCATGTTGGCATAAATATCAGGAGTCGGCTTGCCCTTATATTCGGCAATGATTTCATCAGTTTCTAATTTAAAAATATGAAATGTAGAATAATCTTCGCCATCGCCGCGGGCCACATCAGCTGCTAACATGTAAGAATTTTGTGGAGTATATTCTTCCCAAATCCAAAAATTCCTGTCAAAACCAGTCTTGTATTTTGGCTCGCACAGCACACTTCCAATCCACTCCATATCCTCTGGGTGGAAAACAGTTTCACCAGACATGTTGAAATTACATTCGAGTTCTTGAGCAATTTGTCGACGTGACATGTTTTTAGTTTCTTTATCAAACCATTCTTTATCTCTTTCGGGGTGTACATCCCACGGAAGTGTTACCAAGTTAAAATCATTAACTCCAGATTCGGCCTCGATGCAAGTCTTGTGAAACCAGTTACCAACACCGTTCGGAGTTGATAATGCTATGCAGCGGCCGCCCGTACTCAATGTCGGGTACAAGCCAGTCCACAATTCTTCCAGCCCCTCAACATGTGCGGCTTCGTCAATAACTAAAAAAGATAAAGCTTCAGATCGGCCGGCATCGGCACTAGTCGACGAAGCTTTTATTTGAGATCCATTATACAGTTCAAAAGAAGTTCGATTATCGATTACAATATCAGATATGCGCATCCAATCTGGAAGGTGCTTGTGTATGGCTTTCACCTTTTTAACTAAATTTGCAGCTGTTTGAAATTTAGTTGCGATAACTAAAACATTTTTATCACGATGAAACATCATCAACCACGCAACATACGCTGCTGTTATCGTTGAGATGCCAAGCTGCCTTGCTTTTAGCACAGCATTAAAGCGAAAATCATTAAAATTTTTGATTATCTCTGTTTGATAATCATAAGTCTTAAAGGGAATCAGACCCCTTAGCGGGTGAGAAATCTTAGCATAATTATTAATAAAATATACTGGGTCTTTGCCAGATTTAACAACTTCTTTTACAATCTGTTCTTTCGAAAGATGGTAAGACATGTTATTCTGTTCGACGAGTCACATTCTTTGGCTTCGCAGACTTCTTTCCCCAACCACCCAATTCAAGAAAGCTTTTAAAATCCTTCTCCAAATTATCTTCGCTAGGCTGTGCTTTATCTTCTGCATCCATACCAGAAATCTTATATACCTTTGTTGCAACAACAAAAACGAGATTATTATTCAACTTTTGTACTAAAGCGTCGACTTCTCCAACTGATTTAAGTCCAAGAGCAGAACCTGTAATTTGTTTATACCTCTTTTTAAGGTGCTTCACAATACTAACCATTGTGCGCTCTAATTCATCTTCGAACTTGGTAGCATATACATCTCGTAATTTAATCTGAGATTGGTAAGTACAAATCATATTGGTTCCGCTGCAGCGTACCTTGAAACCATCCATCATCCTAGAATCTATTAAAGGATTGCCTTCTTCTCTTTTAAGACCAATCTTAATTACTTCGCCTTTTTCATCCAGGGCGCCGTCGTAGCTATCAGCAGCTGCCTGGGCAATTCCCTCTATTACTTTAAGTGTTTTTTCTGACATCTTTTGGTCTCCATCCTTGTAGCCAACGATTTTCTCGCCCTTCTACATATTTTATATAACATTTATTGCAGCATTCATATTTAATGATAAATATATCATCATTAATCGTTTTAATTTTATTTTTGCACGTCGGGCAATTTAAAAGTACTTCTTTATTAATTAGTTTACGAGATATTAAAATACCGTCAACATTATCGAAACCAGAAATTGTTTCTTTAATTTTTTGTTTTGCAGCAAACTCCTTGAGTTGCTCCAAATATTCTTTTTCTTTGTTTTCATCCCAATATTTTGCCGGATTTTGAATTGTGTCTTCACCATATTTTTCTTTTATGGCTCTTTCTAATCTTGCTACATAATCAATATCTTTCTTTTTCATTATTTAGCAACTTCAACACTTGCATAAAATACAGCTACCGAAAGTATAATTCCCAAAGCTACGCCGCCGATGACCCACCATTCAGTATGATCGTCACCCATCTCCTCCTTTAGGAGTTCGTTCAAATCATTAATCTGCTGTTCTCTCAAGGAAAGAGTTTCTTTGTGTATTATTTTTAAAGAATCGTATTCTACCTTAAGTAAATCGAAGGCCAGTCTCTTGCTGGCTAGATCTTGCTGAAATTCTTTTCTTAGCTGAAGTTCAATTTCTGATTTTAAATATCTTTGATCTACAATCATTTTTGATGCAGCAATAGGGTCTAACAAAACACCAGCATAGGGAGCCTTTTCGTTTAAGGTAAGAGAGGTAACTTTGCCCTCTAATTCATTTGCAGCTGCTTCAATTGGAAGAATTATTATTAGAATAGTGAGAAAACATACCAATATTTTTTTTAACATAAATCACCTGTTACTCTTATGATATTCTGCGCTAAGAATTCTAGCTATTTCTTCTGCTAACTTATCCGGAGTGTCTTTATTTTCTTCAATAATCTTAGCAAGTTCATTTTGTTTGTCTTCTTCTAGCTCTTCTATTTTAATATCGTGCTCTTGTTCTATTCTTTCTAGTTCTTCTATGTGTTTCGTGAAGATCTCAGTTTTCTTCTTATCGGTTTCTTCAACTGTTTCTTTAACGATTTGTAATTCTTTTTCATAGTTTTCTTTTTGTTTGGAGAGAAGACCAAATAACTTTTCTCTTGAGCTGGCGCCGGCGACTGTTGAAAATATTAATAATACTATTATAACAGGCCAATACCAATAATGTTTAAGCCATGTCCACGCTTTTTTCCAGAAAACTTTAGTAAACATTTCAACTTCCGTGTTTCCAGCGAGCTGCAATATCAACAAGTGCTTCAGAACCAATATAAGCCAAAGTAACTGCAACCCAATCTTCACTTGTTAGTGAATTACTTGCAACCAAATAAGTTGCTGTACCCCATGCTAAAAATTTACGGGATATAAATCTTTCTAAATGTTTATCTAACCATGCTCTTACTGCTGTCATCATTCTGACCTCCTGTTAAATAAATAGTTTTTTATTCATTTACATACGCAAAACCATCTATTTTTTCAATAAGCAGCTGCTGGTCAACGACATCTTTTAAATTATCCAAATGAGAGATTAACAATACTGTCTTGAACTGGATTTTTATCATTTCAAGAATTCGAACAAACCCTTCCATGTTTTCAGCGTCTAGTGCTGTACCTGGCTCATCCAGAATAAATATATCACCCTTTGGTAGGGTTGTAACATTTAACAGAGCCAAGCGAATTGCCATAGCTGCAATAGTTTTTTCTGCCCCCGAACCCATTTCGATTGGGCGCGGATCATGTTTTGGGTGCTTAATCGATATATCTAATTTTTTTTCATCATTCTCGAAGAAAACTTCAAAATCAACTATATTTGTTAAAATTTTAGAAATCTCGTCATTAATAACTGGTAATCGCCTTTTAATAATATCATAAGATATGCCGTTAGGATGCATGCATCGCATAAATAAATCAGCCATTGTGAATTCATTTTCGAGATCATAAAAATCCTGCCTCTGCTTGTCGATTTCATTAAATTTCTGCTCCAATATTCCATTAGACTTATATAGTTCCATCAACTTCAATTTGTCTTTTTTGTGTGCATTTTCTAGTTTTCTTAGGTTTTCAAAAAGATCATCTTTCTTCACTAATAAATTTTCTAAATTTTCAATTGTCTCTTTGTTTTCTTCGTATTCTTGCTCTTTCGCGCTTAAGGTTTTTAAATTGGCCTGGAGACGGAGAATCTTTGTTTTGTTTCTTTCGTAATCAAGCTCCAATTGGGTTATTTTGTTCTTTTGTTCTGAACGTTTCACTGAGATCAGTTGATATTTTTCTAAGTATTCATCAATCTTATTGGGATTTAAATCCTCTATTTTCTTAGTTAATGTTTTTCTATTTAAACTCATCTGGTTTGCAGATATTTTAACTCTTGCAGTGTCATCGATAGCGGTTCTAGCATCTTTAACAAACAAGCAGCGGGCCCGCGCGGCGTGGCTACATGGTATTTTTTTCAAATATTCTATTTTTCTATCATTTACTTGTTTTTCTTTTTCGTGTTGCGAAAGATCTTTTTCAATTTGTAAAATTTTTCGTTTATGTTCCTCGACAATCTGTTTTTTATCAGTAAAAGACGTAACGTCGAAGTTATCAACAAAATTTTCGATCTTCTTAAGAAATTTCTTCTCACATTCAAGCTCTCCTTGCTTACCCTTGTTATCTTCTAGAAGGGAATCTAGTTCTTCTTGGCTTTTTTTAATCTGCTTTTTAATATTTCTAATATCAATTATTTCTGCTGGAATGGAATTAATTTGATCACTTGTTGTTTCCAGGTCTCCTGATTTTTGACCAATATTCTCTTCCAGTTCACTAAACTTTCTATTTTTTAAAGATAATTCTGTTTCCGAGCGTGCAAGATCTTCTCTAGTTTCCTTTAGTTCTTGATCGTAGTCCCTGTCGGACAAGCGGCGGAGGGCGCCCTTGAGATCTGCCGAATCTTCTCTTATCATTTTAAATTTTCGATCAAATAATTCCAAATCCAAAAATTTTGCAAGAATCTCCTTTCTTCGAGTTGAACCCTCATTAATAAATGCTAGAGAATCTAACTGACTGGCCATGGAGGTCATAAGAAAGTCTTCTATTGTGCCAAATATTTTTCTAATATTTTTATCAGTTTCTACTCGCGTGATGCCGTTAAGGGAGTGAGTAGTTCTGGCGATATTATCAGTTACAGTAAACTCAATATCTGTTCTAGCTTCTAGAGTTTCTTTGCCCTTTAATTTCTTTTTATATTTAGTACTTGTTCTTTCAATTTTATAAGTTTTCGACCCAACATCAATTTCAACATATCCTCGACATGTTTCTTTATCTTGATTAATTAAATTAATTGTTTTTCGATTGTTTTTAGAAGTAGCATTATAAACTGTGTATAACAAACTATCGATAATACTTGATTTCCCAGAAAAGTTCTTTCCAAGCACACCAACAATTCCATTTAGATTTCCAAAATCAATTGAATTATCTTCACCATAATTAAATAAATTGCTCCATTCTAATTTTTTCAATTTCCAATTAATATTGCGCTGGACTTCCTCTTCACGCTCAGCAACCGCATTATATTTTTTGTTAACTTCATATATTTTTTTAAGTATATCTTCTTCTGGTTGATAGTCAACCAAATATTCAGAAATTAATTCTTCTTGTACTGCTATATCTCTTAAATCTTCTTGTTTCAGAAGATCGGTGAATTCTTCAATGTTTTTTCTCTCCCCGGCGGCGCGGTTCAAGTAAGTTACGGATCCTGGTTTAAACCTCGACTTCGCAGCGTCAACGGCTTTACGTACAACACCTATAGGTAGGTTGTTTTCAGATACCAGGCGTATTCTAGCGCCCTTTTGCACCTTAAGTTTGTTTGGAAATCTGCCCTTGGGGGTTAATTTGATCGTCAAAAAAGGTTTGGGGTTTTTTAAAACATGGTGGTCGCATGTAAAAGAGTCTTTGTCTTCAATATCCCATATTAGAAAACCCTTGTCGTTTGTTTCCCCGTGGTTCTGTTGTATCATGGAGCCCGGATAACGAATCTTTCCCTTTTTGTCAATGGTTTGATTGGTTTTGTGTATGTCCCCAAGAAAACCATAGTCAAAATTACCAAAAATATTAATATCATTTTCTCCGTTCTCCATTTTCCAGCCAGTATCGGTTTTTACACCACTAATTGAGCCATGATACAAAGCAATATTAATTTTGTCCGAGTTAACAGGAGGTTGCCAATTTTTTCTGTCGAAAACCGATAAAACATTGAGGGTGAACTCGTCGTTTAGCTGAGTTTCTCCGGAGTCCTTCAACAAAAAAAGATTTTTGTGATTTAATGCTTGTATTATTGGTGTGAGCGCATCTTGACGACTAGAGTTTCTTAAATTTCCGTCATGGTTACCCAAGATAATATATGTTGGGGCAATATCTGCTAGATTTTTTAAAAAACCAGAACACATATCCACAAACTCAGGACTTAATTGTGTTTTGGTGTGTGCAATATCCCCACAATGAATAATATAATCAACTGATTGCTGACGCAGGCTCTTGTAGAGTCTGTCAAACACAACACGATATTCCTTATGATATTTTAAATTTCTAATGTGGGTGTCTGCTATGTGTGCAAACTTCATCAATACCTCTTATATGCTGTAGAACACAACATATAGATATTATAGCAACAAAAACAAATCAAGAAATAAACTTTTTATCTCTTTACATCATTGTAGAATTCTAATAACACCGTTTTAAGCTCTTCTATCACAACTTTTTCTAAATCGCAATAATCGATTTCTGATCTTTTATTTTCTTTAAGATCTTCTTTCTCTGGAGCTTTCTCAGGAGTATCTTTTTTGGTAGTGGTGATGGACAGAGGAGCGGCGCGACCATAAGTTGTCTGGGCTGCCTCGATATCTGCACCCGAAATAGAGCCGCCGGCAGTTTGGGCGACCATGGCAGTATTCCCATCAATACTTACATCCATATCTTCCAACTTTGATACTTGGACTGTTAAAATATCTTGCATATTTTGTAGTAATTCATTAGTTTGTTTTAATAGCGCTTCTACGTTCTGATTTCGTACTCTGAGACCCTCGGTGGACTTTACTTCTAGTGCGCCCTCAGATCCATCCGGCCATGATGTCACATCGACATCTAATTCTGGTAAAATATCGAATTCGGTAATGGCAGTTATAATTGCTGTAGCGATAGCGGCTGCGGTGATTTCTTCATTCAACTTTTGAAGCATATTATTTAATTTCTCCGATTGTTCTCAATAAATAGTCCGTGGAATTGATAAATGCTGCTTCTTGTTTTTTCTCTAGAAAAACAGATTTGGGCATCTCCCCAACATCTTTATAGGGCGAAATATCAATTTTATAAATTTCAATATCATATTTCAAAAGTAACTTAATAATTTCAAGTTCTTTTTTCGTGGCATCGGTGTCCAAAGCAATATAAATTGGAGTATCATTGCGAACAATTTCTTGAAAAAGCTTGTGTTTTTCTCTTAGAGTCGAGCCCAAGAGAGGTATCGTGTTGTCACCCGCTACAATAGCGTCAAAAACGCCTTCAACTAATATTATGTCTTCATCAAAATCCAAATATAAATGATTAAAAATAATATTTTTCGATACCGGTGGGTTCATATATTTTTTCCAAGTATTTGGGGAATAAGACCTGGCAATAAAATAATTAATTTTTCCGTCTAGGTCGAAAGAAGGTAAAATTATTCTGCCTCCATATTGACCGTCGAAACAATATCCCATCTTCCATTTAATAATATCTGTTTTTGTTACATTTCTACTCTGTAAATAATTTAAAGGGTACTGCGACGTCGGTGGCAAATTTTTATTGACGAGTGAAACAAACCCTTCTGGTAGCTGCAGGGTGGGATCCTTTTCCACCTCTTCTTTCCCAAAGAGCTTTTCAGCAAAATTCTCAATCTCTATTTGATCAAAAAACCTCTTCCACTCGTTGCGATCCTGGAAAGAACCATATCGTCGAATAATACGATAAATATTCCTGCCAGACCAATCACAAACCCAGCACTTAAACATATTTTTTTCAATATTGATTGATAATTTGCGCTTGTGATGTTCACAACGAGGACAATAAAAAAGATACTCTGAATTGCTTCTATAATATTCGCCTAGTGTATTCTTTAAAATATTTATTTTGGTGTTTTTTGACATTGCAACCAGCCGGCTCTAGCAACAACCCAACTATCAGCCTTATCGTAGCATTCAGGTTTCGGGTTGTTGTACTTAGTATATTCTATAAGAACATCTGGTACGTTGTCAACAATATGTTTTATAACAACTTGTTTTGCCTTTTCGCCCCTTGGTACTTTAATCCCGCATATTTTTCTTGCTGATGTCGCAGCAATATATTGTGGCTCTGTATATAGATGGTTATAAAGTAGCCATGAGACGAGGCCATTAAAACGTGATAAAGCTGAAAGTGTCTTGGCCGACGAAAATCCAGATCTAAATGACTGCAAAGATTGTTCTATAAAAATTGCGTCAACCCATTTTGCCTTTATAATGTTGGGGCCAAGTCTTTTGGGCAAAGTAATTATTTTTTCTTTTATAAAATCAGCTTTTTCAAAAAAATTCTTAAATCTTCTTGTATCCCAAGCTTCGTTTAAGATGATTTCGCCCTCATCATCCAAAATAGTAATGCCAGTTATGCTGGTGCTTATGTCTAAACCAAAAATCATATATAAATTATACTATATATCTAACTTTAATTTAAATGTATAACTTCGATCTTCTAATTTTTTAACAGGATTGGCCAATGCAGCAATCGCAATTAAGTTTTTATCTTCATCATATAGCGCGACTTTAGAAATATAAGTCACAGGTTGATAGCTAGCCGAATAGGTAGCGTAACTGCTGGACATGATATTTTTTATATCTGCTTTATCTGGCTCGATATAGGTCGTGGATGAAGTAGCGGCGGTAAAAGATGCAGTAGTGAGAAAAGTTATATTATTCGAAAAATTTAATTGATTTTCTTTCGCATGCGCAAACATAGTCAAAGTATTAATATAGTTTATACCTTTAAAATTAATAGAATAACTAGAAGACGGGGCGCCCACTCCTGATCCCGTAACACCAAAATATTGCCACGAAGCGGAAACTGCAGGAAGTACTGGATCTTCTAAATATTTTTCTGTATGTAACGCTATAGGTACGCTAGAGGTTAGCAACATAAAACCTTCGTTGTATAATACAACACCAACCGTGCTTCCTGTCAAAGACCCGGATGTCTGAATTAATTCTCCATTTCTTTTAGTGTCCGAGGCCTCTGCTATGAGGGAACCGCTAACATAATATTTCAACACCACACTGCCCTTCTTTATGCTAGAGCCATAAAAAATAGAAGGAACGCTAATCAAGTTTAATGGTTGCGTTTCTTTGTCGCCTAAATCAGAAGAATAAGCATAATGCATGCTCAATTTAGAATTAAAATCTAAACTATTTCGAAGAGCGTACAACACTCTCTTTTTCGCAGTGGACAGTACCGCATCATATCTGTCAACAGAAATAGAAGCTGTTAAGGGATAAGAACCAGATATTACATCACCGAAAACAAAATCATGATTAAATTCACTCGTTGAGATAGTTTTAAAATTAGTAAAAGACCCCTCCTTTGTTATAAAGGGGTGTATTAGTTGATCACCTGATTTATTAACATTTAATTCATATAAATTTACACACCCATTTGGTGTGTTTGGATTCATAGCATTCTGGTTCTCATTATTATAGTATACAGATCCACTATAAATAAAGAACTCTACCTCAGGATATGTCTTGAGCCTGTTGTGGAATATATCATCTTTTTCAAATTTGAAAAAGTTGCCGTATTGGGGCTTGTGAGACGACATAGGTTACTCCTTAGTAATCTAAACGTACTCTCAAAGTAAGCTCCGTATTTGGGTCTTTTCTAATAGGTTCAGATAATTTAGCAACTGCTAGCAATTCATTGTCTGCTGAGTACAAACCAACTGTTGTTAAATAAGATACTGGCAAATCATTGACATTGTTTTTAACAACTAATTTGCTACTAGAAACATAAGTTGGGTTGGCGCTATAATTAAATTCGTTATGATTAATACGGCAGAAATAAATTGTTGAATTCAATTCAATAGTATTATTAAAATCCATGTCATAGAGGCGATGTCTGAAACCATCGGCCATTTGTTCTATTGTAGAGCCAGTTTGTGCGGCTGGAAGCAAATCGCCGCTAACAAACTCAGCTGTTGAGAAAACAGAAGAAGTCAACACAACGACACCAGCTTGATAGAAAATTAGACCAACGCTATTAGTATTATCTGATACATCAGCTGATGAAGTAAATATTAATCCATAGTCTCCGGATGGGGAGGTTCTGTATTCATCTGCTGCGTCAAAATCTCCAAGAGTTAATAAGGTGCCATCTTGTGGATCGGCGAGTGGGTTGTCGACATATAGTCCCAGTCTAAAAGAATTTTTCTTAACTTCATCCTTCGTAAGCAGTCTAGAAAAGTTCATAAAGAAACAATGATTCATTGTACCAGCAAGATCATCAAGAGTCCCATCTGAATCAAAATTTCTAATTTGACCATCTGTGGTATATCCCATTAAAACTTGGGCCATCTGGTTATATATATTTAGTTTTTTAGAATTCTGTGTATGTGAGGATGATGCCGCATTTGAGCTATGTCCAAAAGTTAAATCAAAAATATGATTTGCAGAAGAACTCAAATAAGGATAATCATAAACAGACTCAAACATGCCATGAGAAAATGTCTTAATATTGTTGTCTGCATATGTGCCAGAGGCAATTGCTCCCGTAATTGGAATTGCTTCGTGTAAAAGAGTTCTTGTGTTTACTACATCATCGTTTAATAATGTTTTAAATGTGCTTGCCATAATTTATATCCTATCTATGCTATTTTAACATATCTTACTGGAATGTCCATTCTGATTCCAGTATTCGCCCCAATAACCCTAACGGTAGTGTCGAGGTAATAAGTTGTTTTGCCCTCAACTACGTCGCGATCGTCGGCAACAAGAAAGCCAAATATGTTTCCGGCGCCATCTGTATCTTCAGAAGAGCCCAGTTGCGTGAACAAATATGTGGAATTTTGCAGCTCGGCCGAGGCGTGTATTCTAAATTGAAAAATAGTGCCCCGGGGGCCAGCGAAGACTTGAGGGCCCCTGGGGTGTTCGTCATCAACACCTTTTATATCAACACTAGGATTATTTATTACATAAGCAGTATCAGTTATATAATAAGAAGCAACATTATCATCGTCTATAAAGTTAACAGGGGCCGGTGACTGTGATCTCGGCGGTTTTATCCTGCCCAAACGATAATCCATTTCAACAATATAAGCAGTCTCAACTAAATCAGTATCCATGCCTACTGTCGGACTAATAGCCTCTGTATCCATGCCTTGATCAATTCGAATTTCTGCGCCAGTGGGAGACGTGGTTGCGCCGCCAAAGCCCTGGATTACATCCGCGCCGTTGGGTTTGTTGGTGGATGCTGTGATCCCCTCTTCATTTTTCACAAGCGCACTCCATGTATCCTGGTCGACTGCGACAACAAACTTGGTATCTGCCCATGTGGCAACTTGGCCAGCCGCGCCCTGGAACATGGAGGAGGCGCGTACTTGCAAATTATCATCCGTTAGGGTAGAAGAGATTTTATTAAGTTTCAATGTCGGCATATACAAGATATTTGTTCTTGACATTGACATTAATTTTGTATTCAAATTAGAAGTATTATTCGTAAATGCTTCTAAAACTGGTGTTTGCAAAATTTCTAAATCATAATAAGCGCTCCCACTAGCATGCGTCTTATTATATAAACCATAGTTTATTTCATCATCGCCCAATGCGAATTTACTAATTTTAAAACTTCCGTCACCTTGTGCTAGTCTCAATCTTCCAGTATCAGTTAACACTGCGTCTAAGATGATATCTCCAGAATTATCCAAAAAGGCCATATTTTTGCTCCTCGTTATAATAAGTAGTTAATAATTTCAATTATGTTTTAACCGTATTTTATTTCTTTTTAAAAGCCACATTTACATCAAGCTTCTTACCTGTACTTTTCGACGTTAACCTAACTTTAAATCTTCTTTTGGCGTTTCCTTGATTATTTGTAAACATATAATCTACGCCTTGCTTACCAGAAGTATACACTTGTTGCGGCGTAGGTTTAATATAAATATATTTTTGGCATTCTTTTACATGTTCTTTTATTGCCGGTTTATCAAGTTCAATCACCCTTATCATAGGCCTTACCGCACCATGCTCATCGACCAACTCAACCTCAAAAATTGCTGATGGGTTTGATATATGATCGTGATTGTCAACAGATCTAAATGTATAATAATATTTTGTATTGGGTAAAATCTTCTCTTCATAGAATTTACTATTAACTGTTTTATAAAATTCAAAATCAGTATATTTTTTTGGTTTAACTTTTGTTCTAAATATTTCAAATTTTTTGATTGGATCATCAGAACCAAATTCTACTTTACCATCTGATGAAAACTGTGCTTCTTTAATAAAATTAAATCTCGCTTCATCTACTTCTTTATTAATATAAATTGGAAAATCACGATATCGATCAACCATCCCATTGAACAAAATTTTAATTTTATTATTGACCGCCCTATAGGGAAGTATGTTAACATCCGGTGCGATTGGAGGTCTGTCTAAGATCCTCACTTCTGGTGTCGAAAAAATTAAATCTTCCATCATAGCGATATTTGGCATGACACGAACTTTCAAAGTAGCCGTAAATATGCCTGCTTTTTTATCTTTTGGAGAGGCCCCAGAGACGCTAGTTCCTGTTAAATTTGAACCATCAGTCGGCGTTGGAATAACATCTAAGTTCTCCTCGTCGCCAGGGAAATAATTCCAATCAGGCGTCTGTACTTCATTTGTTTCCGGATCAATCCACAAATAATTATATAAACTACCAAATATTATTCTCTCCGCATAAACCCTATATTTATAAACAGCTTCGTCGGCATATTTTACCTGTGTGTCGACATATTTAACAATATCTAAGTCAGAAGTATTAGGAATAATAATATTCTGTAAATGTTGAAAAGATGTTTCTCCTTTCTTTTTCACCAATTTTTCTATTCTATAAAAAATGTCCTCTGTATACGCTGGAACGCCCTGCAAAATCTCGCTATAATTTCTTCTGTGTGTTTTATAAGTTTCAATTATTTTATTTAATAAAACATTGCCAAATATAGTTTTGAAAAAAGCGTTGCATGTGCTTATATCACCCTGCGCAGTAGACAACTCGTTGTGAAGATAAGATACATAATTTTGTATATCGTCAACATCTAAACCATCTTCTTCTGGATATATATAATCTGGATTGTCATCGACAAATTCTTTTAAAACTCTAAAAATCCTCAAAACATCCGTCTGATTCGTGGCGATGGGGTAAGCGAAGCCCTTGCCGGCAATTGGTGAAGCCATTTCTTCTACAGATAGCTGGGAGTCTGCATTGGTGTCCTCATAAACTTTTTCCTCGTAATATTGTATAAAAGGCCGATTGCGCATCCAACCGTTTGCTGCTGATTCTGGAAATAAATCGCCTCTCTCTAGAGTCCACGCATCAGATTTATAAGTAGAATTTTCAGCTATTACGGTTGAGAGATATTTTGTCATATAAGTCTTTTTTATTAAATCACCTATCTCAGTTAATATTTTCGCTGAAAATTCAATTTCGCTATAAAAGGGGAAATAATTCTTGTATTTCTCAATTTTGTTAACGAAGCTAGCTACATTTGGGCTAAAAGCAATATTTGTGAAGGCCCTTTCTAGAATATTTAAAGCAAGAGCTTCGAAGAAAGCACCTAAAAGGGATGGGTTTGAAGAAGTTTCTGCCCACTCATCAAAGTAATCTTCATAAAACGCAGTGACATCGTCTCTGTCATAATTTATATTTGTGAATTTTTTTATCGTTTCTTTACTTATCTTTCCCCAAAAAGTAGTGAGCATACCAAAAGGCTGGTCAACCAATGCCGGTGTAAGGTTGCTTCCATAGTCAGCAAATTTTTGATACAACTCCCCAACATCAAGTTCATTATATAATATATCTAAAAAGCCATATATAGTAGGAATCGAATTGTGCATACTGGGAGCTTTTATTCTATTTTCAAAACTCATATTCCTGCCACCGGATCTAGAGCTTGAACCAACCCTCTCATTATAGTATGTTCTTACATCTGCAAAAAAAGCCTTGCCAGCAGGTTGTTTTGAGGCCAGTTCTTTTTTAGTAAAAGGTAAACTAGTCTCATGATATAAATCAGAAAACACTTTACGAGGGCTGGTCACGATAGGATGCAATTTTTCTCCGTCTACGCCCTTTAGGCCGGCCTTCATCAAGAACATCCATTTTTCTTGGGTTGGGGCAAAATCTGGATTATTTTCAAATTCATCTATAACTTCATTAGATAAATCACATTTTATAACAATTTTCTGTTCTGTCACCATTCCATTAGTATAGGCTAGTGGTGGTACTGCCTGGTGTTCGCTTGTAAGGGAAAATGCCGGCTTTTTTCCTTCCACAGTAAGTTTGCCACTTTCATCAATCAAATGTGGGTTTTCAGCTATCCACGCATCGACGTCGGCGCCATGAAGAGTAAAAGCAGCAGGATCTATATAAAGTTCTGTGGGGTTGGGGTCACAATATTCTAGCTCTAAACCATTGTTGTACCAAACAGCAAGGGGCGCCCAATTATTTCCTAGCTCTTTTTTATCAGAAGATGCATCTTTTTTTATAAAATCCCAATTTTTGCCCAAACATATTCTTAGAGTATCGCGGAGCGGTTCTCCTCCTTTTTCCAGAAAAACCATCCTACCGTCTATAATCTCATGGAAAGGATGTCTCCGAAGACCGTGTTGAAACATCTCCACAAAGTCTGAAGACATACCTATAGGGGAGGCACCTGTGCCTCCTTGTGGGCCTCCGTGATTAGATAAACGCGGTGGTGAGCCCCAAGAAGTGGCATCTATTATTTTTTTCTTTTTTCCTACTAGCTCGAAATCAGCCATAATATGTACTCTCTATAAATAGATGCGTCATCAATAATCAATATTTTGTGGGCCGGCTTGGCCTGTTTTTGCGGGGGCTTTATTAATATCGCCAGAAGTATTTTGCGCTGCTGTGGAAGTGGGAGTAACTGACAAATTTGAAGTGGGGAGAACCCCCTTCGCCAAAGTTGCTGCTACCTCATTTAATTTTGCATTAGCCTGTTGATTCATGAACGAAGTACCAACTTTATTACTTTTTTCTACAACATCTTTTATCGAAATCATCTGCACTGGTAACGATGGCTGGGGAATGGAAACAGCTCCCTTGAATATCAGAAAATATTCATCTATTATTGGCATGTCTAGCTTGCCAAGCAGTTTAATATCATAATATTTTAGCCTGCAAAACAATACATCAAAATCGCCCAAAGATAACACATGATCGGCATTTAAAGTTTCCCATAAATCATCCGATGGATGAGAGGCCGTGCCAGAAAACACTTCAACAATAGCTGTCATATTAAAATTAAAAAATCTAAAAGCGTCATAATGATCTTCTTCTGGTTTATTAAATATTTCCTTCATTTCAGAAGAAATTCTATCGGTCAAGCCAATATTAAACATCTGCCGAGATTTAAAACTATTTGGTAATTTCTCACTATAAGGATATGGCTGTGTAGTTCCCGGCGGGAAACTTATAATTTTTTGATTTTCGTTTGAAAGACAGTCTCTAAAATAAAAAGTAGATAAGCCGAGTGCTTCCGAGAAGAATTCCCTCTTTAGAGGGTGCACTGGAATTTTAGGATCTTCTGATTTTGGACGGCGAGGATTAAAAAAACTATCATGTTTATTAACATCATGTAACGTTACATTTAATTCCTCAAAGAGCTTTCTATAGGCACTATCCAGTTGAAAGTAGGTTTTTTCCGAATCTGATGCGTCACCAGATAAAGCAAATGGCGGGGCCACTACATCAACATTTCTATCGCTTTCTTTGTCTAAGCCATAGTTTATTAAACTGACCATCAAGCTATTATAATTATTGTGATTTAAAAAAGTTTTCGAAAGCAAAGAAAATTTTGTTAAGTTGCCGGGCTCCAAAGCAGTATAAGCAGCGTTGCTAAAAGATTTCTGTACAAAATTAAATGTTTTATTTATTTTAGCCGAATCAGATATTTTAACCTCCGAAGGAGTTAGGTACCCAAATGCATTTTTTATTATACTATCTTGGGTGTTTGTGGCGAAAGGCGGAGTATAAGTTTCGTAAAGGCTCTCCATTGATTTACCAGTAGAGAAGAATTTAGCCGATTCGAGAAGCACCCTATTCTTATAATACTCCGGAGTTACGCCTCTTAAGCCTTTAAAAACTAGTGGAATTTCTGTGCCAACCGAAAGAAAATCTGCGTATATACCCTCATGTATTGTTGCGTCGAATACTTCCCCAGCATTATCAAAAGAATGTTTTTCGTATATCACACTGTTATTCGTGTTGACTTTGGATTCATAAGCGTGGACGGGTAAATATGATTGGTCGTCAACAGAACTTTTATCATTTAAATTATTGTTACTGCTCGTTTTTGTTGAACCAATTATACTATCAATTTTTGTGACTATCGAATCTATTAACCTTATACAAAAATTAATTCCCTCTGGTGTGCCGCTTGTCGGACTTATCATATTAGCTAAATTAAGTCCCCAAGATAATATAGATAGGCCGTGGGCTTCTTGCTCTATAAAGTATAAATACGTTTTTATTATCCATTCGGCGGCGCGTTGCCATATGGGTACTATGTTTAATTTTGTAGCAAAATTATATGTAGCATCGACAAGAAACTCATCATTAAAAGATTTATAAGTATCATCGTAATAAGGCTTGAAGTGTACTTTTGTACCGCTTTCAGAAGAATAACTCATTTTATACGAAAAATCTAGGTTAGTTTTTCTTCCTGATATCGCGAATTCATAATATTGTTCCATCTCAAGTTTAATCTGTCTTAACTCATCCATAAGTTTGTTGATAAAAACTTTTGTTCCATCAACAAAATCTAGTTCAACACGGTATTGATATAAGCCGGCATCGTAAGAGCCAACTTCGTAATCAGAAAAAACAAAATATCTGTTCATGTAAGACTCAACTTTAGAAGACAAACTGATTTCTTTAATATATGTTTTCCCGGCTTCGTAGTTCTCTCTAGGTGTTTTGTAATTATTTATATCAAAGATTGTGCCAATCAACCGAGATGGCTCCTCAAACATTTCACCATCTGAAAACTTCTTATATGGTTGTCTCAAGTTGACAGGCCTAACTCTATCACGATATACTCTTAACTCAAGTATTTTAGATTCTTGTAAAATTTCTTGTAATGTCTCGGCTTCAGTCGAGACACCATATTGTTGATATTTCTTGCCCAAAATAGGATAAAGGGAAGAGTTGTTCTGTAATAAATTTTTAAAATTAATAAAAAACATGCCATGAGCATTATTTTTTCTGTCTCTTGAGAGATATAATTTAGAATATTCATCATCGTTATCAATAATAAAATCCTTCTTCTTTTCTTTCTGGAAGGGACTTAAAATACCGCCAATGATTGCTTCTGCTTTTTCATAATTTGGCCCAACTCCTATTATGGAGTCTTTACCCATTCCAAGAACATTATCTTCCTGGCTATTCGGCATAATTATAGAAGAATCTCTGAAGTCTGTTATCTTGGTATTTGGAACTTCTAGAAGCTGTAATTTAAGTTGATCCGTGCCTCCCCTGTGGCGATCGCCAGCCATCCAGCCTTTATATCCATCAGGGGCCGGGTTGCTGTCTCCGTGATAGTGAACCGCGCCTTCCCAAAGAAGGCCTCCGGGTGCTATAAAAGCTTGTCTTGTCGTTGCTAGGTTGCCGCCATCAAATATAATCTCTGTGTTAACTGGGCCTTCGAGGCTCAAACTCTGTACATAGGGATCATTAACTTTTTCTGGAAATAAAGTCGCCATATCCAAGTAGCTGTAAAGTATAATTCCCATATTTTGAGGGGTGAAGTCAAATTCCCACGGGAGGAGAAGCTTGAACGGAATAATATAATACCATTTTCCGTTTTTATACTCTTCTCTCATTTTTCCACCAAGGCCACTCAGAACATCGCCTTTTTTGAAATCACCTAATAAAGAAGAAGCTGCGACTTGAATTTTCGCAGTACAAAACTTACACAGCTTCGAGTGTAAACCTTGAATATATTTCCAATCAGGTTTGTTTTGTTTTAAGACATAAAGATTGCCCGTACTATTAAATTCTGGATCTGTGTTGGGTTTTAATTTTTCAAGATTAGTGCTGTCGGTAATCATGTGATAATTAATATAAAGCGAATCTAAAATATTAGTACCACCAGGAATATTTATATTAGTCAACCAACCAGCATTATTTAACTTATCTCTTTCTTCATACATTTCTAGTAAAAGAGTTACTTTAGATTTCTTTTCTGGGTCGTCTGGATGGTTTTCTAATGTTACTTTCTTACAATAGATTTGAGGCAATAAATCACCAACAAACATATCCATGATATTGCATTCATTTGCCATAGTTAACAGACCTCACCTGGATTATCTGATTCATCTTCATAAATATCAAATACTTTCTTTCCTTCTTCATTAAGAACGTCTTGACAAAGCTTTGTTCTGTTATCGGCAAAAACACCCATCTTCACCTGAACTGGGTCGTACTTACACAACATTTCATCATCAATCTCATCATCAGTCAATAAGTCAAAGTAATGTTGTACATGTGTCACATCAAAATCAGGTATTGTTTCATTAATAAAATCAAATTCTGTGAGGTCTTGTTGCTTTTTGGAAAAGTATAATGGTCTTAAAGTTTCTATGGCAAGTCCATCTTCTACTTCTTCGATAATTTCATAAACTTCAATATCAAAATTTTTCTTTTGAAACGGTGCATTTTCTTCAGCGACCTTCAACAATATTGTCATATCTTCTTCGCTAGTTAGAACAGCAAAATCTGACAAAAACTCCTCTTCTATATTTTCTGTTAATTCTTCAATATCGGTTGTTTCAATGGTCACTTCGGTTTCAAGTTGAGAAATCTTTAAAGTATTCTTGCCCCCCGACTTCCCAACTAGTTCTGTATAGCCCGTTGAGCCACTTAATTGGCCCTGGAGGAACATCAAACCCCAAGCCGGCGCATAATCAGAATTTATATCACTTGTACCTATCGGGGAAGAAAACATATAATTTCTTATTGCGGTTGGCTGCAGGGCCTGTGATCCCGGCTTCTCTTTGCCCATAAGAATTTTTTTGTAAGCACCATCAAACTGCTTGTCTAGCGAAGAAAATGAAATCTGAGGTTGTAGTGTTGGTGTTTCTTTTATGCGTGGTTGCGAATCACTTTGTAATTCAGAGATACCAGCGCTCTCTACATTATAAAGTATGTTATCATCATGAAAAGAATAAAAAACAGGCTTAAACTTGCCAAGTGACAAAAGATAACGACCAAATTGAGTCATTTGTAAGTCTATAACATCTTGTTTTTTATCAAAAAATTCCACTACTAATCAACCTTAATTTTTATATCCATCTTCGCTGCCTCTATCAAAGAGAAATTATCATATGGCCAGTTCGGACCATAAATTTCATCAGCAAAAACATTTGAAGAATCATTTAAATTGCTTATTGACACGTCATCACCCTGTGTTAATTCTGGAAGTATCTTGCTCTCTATTACCATAGAAAGATTTTTCTCTTTGTATCTCTTATAATTAGAGACTGCCCTTTGTTTAATTTTAAAAACCATAAATTTCATTTTTTCATAAAACTCTTTTGCAGTAGTGACACCTGTTGGCTTTGAAGTTACACTTCCTTGCCCGCCGGCTGTTAATACTTGCTCAATCATTTTTCTTCTTACCAATGGTAGTGGTGAAAGGAAGTTTGCTAGATTAAAGTCCGTTAACATTATGCGGCTTACTGTAGAAGACCCGGGTCTTATAAAGCTAGGTATCAAATTAGGATCGTCTATGGCATGTTCGGTACCTGGATGTGTGACCACACTACTAAATGCTTTTTCTGCTCTCAAACTAATATCTGGCATTATACCCTGGTAAATATTAATTAAATCTTGTTTATTTAGCTGATGTTCGAAAGGCACAATCATCATCTGGAATGGCCCAATATCTTTATTATGAATAAAGTCAAATTCCGGAGGTAGCTGGTATCCACGAGAGCCTGGTACGTGCGTGTGTCCAATTAGTGTAGAAATCATATTACCAACGTCGCAACTTAGAGCGTTAGAAAGCGTAGATTGATTATTATTTTCTTGTGTGAGCCAATGTTCAGTTAGTTGCTTGTATTTAAGCGAGTTACCTTTATAGAATTTTTCTGTTAATATAACATTGAGAATTTTTTCGAAAGTTAAATTATGTATTCCCAAGAAGTGTTTGCCTGGTATTATCTGTCTTGTTTTAAAAATACCGCCAAGAACACTTAAATTGCTTGAAAAATTAGTTGCTTCATCAACCGGTTGATTATACGCCTCTGTTATAAAAGCTAAATCTATTGGTTCATCGAAATAAGGAACTATAGCTATGGCTTCTCGTATTGTCTTTTTGCTAGCCATTTTGCCTATTTCAAATCTAATATCGCTCTTTTGGGCTGAGCCTTCGCCGCCTAGGCCTAATCTTTCGGCTAGCGAACCAGTCGTCGGCTTCACCATTGTTGATTCTTTTGTTACAAAGTAACCTTCATCGCTTTCTAGGCCGCTTACGAAGCCGGCTGTTTCTAGTGTATCCTCGCCTATGCCCGGGAAGGTCGGAGCCAATGAAAAATAAATTCCCTTATCGGATTTTAGGGGGGCCCCAGAAGCTAAGTTGACAGTAAGAATAGAAGGATCATAGGGGTCTGTTCCATAGCCACCCCACATCGACTTACCCGTTGTCTCATCGTGATATGGATTATTTATTGTTGTTAATTTAAGTTTACGTTCATTATTGTTTGTATATCCGACAGTTTCATAATATCCCGAATGTGAAGACGAGAAATCAAGCACCGGGCAGACCCACTTTGGCATTGCATACCATATTTTCTTAATTTTATCTGAGTGGTAAGTCGGGTCTTCGACCTCCAGCAATTCATTAAAAATATCAATACTGGCATCAATCTTCATTCTTGTGAAAGAACCTTGAGCTGTTGAAGCTGTTGTGGGTATTTTTGGTGTAAGACCATCTTCTATATTATATTGTTCAAAATAATATGAGCTAGTTTCAATTGCCTGGAACGCGTCACTTATCGGTGTAGTGGCTGAATTTGGTTTAAAGGCAAGAGTAATATGGCTGTTACCATAGAAATATGGTGGAGTCCACGGTTGATAAGCAGGATCACTTAAGTTGGCAGCTAGTGCTGAATGAAAATTTAATTCATAGTGATGGCCAACGCCAGTTTTATTGCCGATAGCTGATAAGGTAGAATCTTCTGTAGGAGAAACAACCTCGATTGGGGGTCCGTATAAATAACCACGTAAGCTGGAAGAAAGAGGGCCCTCGGCATATGGTATATTAGGACTATAAATAAAGTTACTTCGGCGAGGGCCCTCGCACATTACCTGGTCTACGCCCATTTCCAACTTCAAATCCATGTAATATGTAAATCCAGGAGTTGTAGCCTGTAACTGGTGTCTTGGTCGCGATACAATAATTGGGAATTTTGTATTTATTGTTTTGTCATAAGGCTCTAAATAAAATTCCATAGTTTCAGCAAGGAAATTGTTAATAGCACTTTCATACAAGTTTAATTCCGTTGTATCAAGATAAGCAGGGTTTTGCTTGAGGCGAACATTTGGCTGGTAATCGAGAGAGGCGGAATCAAGCGCGGTGACGTGGACGGAGGAGTCCTCACTTATATTGCCGGCCCCATATAAACTTCCAGACCCCCATAAAAAGTCCGAAACTAAATAATTTGCAAATGGATTTTTGTTAGCATCTGATATGTGAAGTTTTGCTAGCTTATTCATATCATAAAGCGCTTCGAAAGGCATCCTATAATCAGGTGCACTCTTAAGATAGGCCGGCATAGCATTTGCAATGCCCATCATGTGATAGCCGCCATGGCCAAAAGAACCAGTTGAGAGAGTTAAATCATCTGGCATGCCATCAGGATGATCTATACAAATTGCATGAGAGGCACTCATACAACTAGTATAATACACAGGTGCATTTTTTAAATATACAGGATAATCAACAGCAATGCCCGATTTAATTGAATTATATAATAAACCTGGCGCGAAGAAAGGTTCCAATAAAGATTGCATCATCGCTTGATTTTTTGAATCTAGTGATTGTCCACTGGGGGCTCCAAGACTATTAAATGCACTAGGTTCCCCCCGAATTAGAATATCGTCCAAAGCCCAGTGATCTGAATGGGCACCGCCGAGGATGGTGTGCGAGGTGGCATATGCATGCCACCTAATATACACAGGTATATCTGTAGTTAGAGATGAGGTCGCATCGTTCCAAGACGCTGTCGGGATGAGGGAAGGGGAGTGGCTGGCCAGGAAGGACCACGTGGTGCCGTCTTCGCTATATTGAAGAGATAAATTTTCGCCGGCGCCGCCCTCGGCGACTTCTAGATTAAGGCCAGTGGGATCATACAGGTCGGTGATAGGGCCACCAGTGAGATATTTATAAGTAATCTCTAAGGTACCTTTATATTTTTCTGCAGTTTGAATCCAGCGATCTTGTTCAGTTGATAAATTGCCACTCAAACAAGCCGCCCAGCGGTTTGCCGTTGTATCATACTTAATACAATTATCAGATGTGTTGCAGAAAGGTTCGAAGACGTTTTGGCAATCCCAAACTAAAAACATCCCAGTAGTTGGGGATGCATCAATCGGGTTTCCGATGCCTAGAACAGACCCCGAGAAATCCGCGTCTAATAAATCCCATGCAGGCAGACCTAAACCATGCGACGGTGCTGCCGAAACTTCGCTATTTGTAGAAGAATATCCTTCTGCTATATAATCTTCAAAAGCCTTCTTGAAATAAGATCCAATTTGAGTTGTCCTCGTCATTGGATAAAAACCTTCATATGGTAACAACTTTTTAATGCTGTCACATTCAAATGAAATTTCACCAGGTACTACATCTTGATTGAATCCCTTATTTTGTATTAAATACGTAAAGTTTTTAATATCATCCGTATGAACAAATTTTTGGTTGAAAACTACATTCGAGCCAACATTTCTATAATGCTTTGCATTGTTTATATTATCGGGATCCTCAAGAAGATTGCCCAAATCATCATATGTATAGCGAGTTGTCGTAAGGTCTTCAGCCTCCAAGTTAACTAAATCAGAACTAGAAGTTGTTTCCACACCATGTAGCGTTAAAAAGTCTAATTTGTGTGCGATTTCTGGAGAAAATGGATTGTTTTGTGTTCCAAAGTTCCTTTTAACACGCGTGACCTTGCGGCCAAGTGATTCATCAAAAGCTTCTGCTGTTGTAAATACTTTAATATGGCCATTGCTCTTATAAGCTCTAAAATAACGGTCATAATAATCAAAATGTTCTGATATTCTAAATTCAGGTAAAATTGAATAATCGCGAGCAATATATTTTAAATCATTCCCAATAAAATCAGCATATGTGTCGAACATTGGATTGCGATTAGCAACTAAGTTGGTCACCCACCAAGGTGATTGATATGGATATGTATGACGCAAATATTGTATTGAAGCTGTTGCTGCCGCGTAGCCAATGGGCCCATACATCGACCCCGTAGTATCAGTCCAATCATCCCAGTCGGGATCCCAGATCGAGGCCGAGACTGATACAAGTTGTGTAACTTCCAAAGGAGTCTGCCTATAAAAGAAAATTGTTGGTTTTGTGCTATATGCTAGTTCGCCGGCTGAGCGCGTAATAAAATGACGCGGGTTCGGGTTCTCGGGGTTCCAACTAAGCCACAATTGTTCCTCCGGAGTATAACCACCATGCATGGAAGTCCAATAGGTGAAAGAGTCTCCGCGGTCGGGAGGGTAGATAATTAAATCTGATGCATGTGGTGTAAGACCAATATGATCGGCGTTGGCCCCAATTGTATAATATTCCCAAGTCCAAATCGGTTTTGAAATACAACCTACACCACAACAATCTATGCACGATGGTGCGCAGGCGGGGCCCGGGTGGCAAACACTAGAAGAAGGTGTCATATCGTAAACATGTGCGTCTAAAGGCCACGCGCTATTAAGGTTAATTTGGTATGGTTGGTATGGATCTTGTTGCACATATCCTTTCATGTGGCCAAACGACCATGTTGTACCACCAAAGGCCGTCGGGGTGACCGGACCACAAGAAGACGTGGTGTCAATAGCAAAACACTTTGCAGTAGTAAATTGATTCATTACGATACCATTAGGCCAATACCACAATTGGGCCCCTTCGCCAAAAGCACCAGTCATATTTTCGCCAAAAGAGGAGCCAGATGTCCAAATTCCAATATCTTCTGCATCAATAGCGAGGTCGCCATTCGCATCAAATCGATGTATAATCCCGGATTTATACCACTGCCAATCCATGGGATTTTCCCAAGAAGGAGCGTAACTCATGCTTTGCGTAACATCTTGAGTACTTAAAGCTTGTTCTATTGTTCTGAGCCTTGATGAAGAAGTGGTTGAATATTGGGTATCCCTCCAAAAACTTCTAATCAAGCCATGATTTCTATCATATCCATTTGAGCCGTAACCAGCGACTTCTTCATAATTTGGCTTTTCCAATTTATATTTGCGATAAGTATTAATACCGCGAGGATAAATTGTTTCATGAAAAATAAACCGGCCTGACCCCAAATCTTTTGCAGCGTGAAATAAAGAATATACTTTTTGATTATTAACTGTATATCCTGCTGGAGGATTGGGCGCCGCATTTGAAAATTTTAAAAGATCATTTAAGTCATCATTAGAAAAATAAGTCATCTGATTAAACAAACTTTGTCTTGCTCTGGCTTGTTCAACTGTGCCCAAATTGCCCACATTAATTGGTACGTCATACAAAAAAGGCTTGTATTTTGATACAACTACTGGCTCATAAAATTGTTTTAGATCTTGTATGGACACACTACCGGAAAAGACTGTGGTATGAAAAGCTGGGCTACCTTCTGGACCATAATTGTCCATATTGACCGATTTAACGATGTGCTTGGGATTGCGCCGATCAACTGACACCGTATTGCGCAATCTTTGGTATCTTGCAACGGGATGTTCACCGCCTCTAATCTGTTTCCACGTGGGATGCTGGTAAGGACCGTTGCGCTTTAGATTAATTGTATTTAGAATAGATGCCAAACCTGGGAGTCCAGAAGCCCAAGATCCAACGAAGGTGTTGGCGTCCGCGACGACGGAGCCCACATTTGCATAATTAGTGTCCCCCGCGAAGGGTGTGAGCCCGGGGGTGAAAATTAAATCGCTATAGCCAAGAAAATTTTCTGAAGAAGTTATTGGTTCCTGTATACCCAAGTTTAAATTTGTAAAATTTGCAGCAGGAGAATAATCGTACTCAGGGTGTGCTGCAGCATAGTGAGGGGTGGCCGAGTGGAATTGCATACCGGCGACGTGTGCAATTAAAGACTCGCTCGCACTCACAAAATTTAATGTTTCATCTGTTGCCATTTTTTACCTTGGTCCTAACATATAATTAGATTATACCCTAAATTATTGATCCTGTTATCCATGCATATTGTTTATCTGTTCTCGGGATCATATGAGAAATGAAAGCATTGTCGTATGTTGATTTAAATTCTGCTGTGATTATATCGCAGCTGCCGGGGGTTGGGCCGGGAGTGGTCTTCGGGCGCTGGCCAGCGGGAGGGGTTGCATCATTACTTCCTTTTCTGTCGAATGTTTCCATAAGATCGGGGCCAACAAGAGTATCATCGAGATCGCCCATACGCCACCAAGATATTAAATTATTATATTGAGAATGATTTGCAAGATTTCCAGGGCCAGCGACGACGGTATCATAACAGTCGGCACCCTGATATAGTTCTAATACTTCTGCGGCTGACAGCTCAACTCCCCAGATACTAGGCTCATCTATAGAGCCAGAAGAATAGTCTGTGTCCCTTTTACCTATATCAAGATCTTCAGAGGTATTGCTCATAGCTATATAGGCGCCGTTTGTCGTAGGATCCGCAGGGGCGAGGTCTCCGTTGATATAAAGTTTAATACCGGAAGTGGTAGAGGAGCCGTCATATGTTGCGCAAACATGATACCAAATATGACTATTTAGACTGGCAATCGTCGACTGACCCACCCACTCGGTCGAGGTGCCGCCAGAGGTGACAATAAAATAAAGACTGTCGGTGCCGGCGGAAACATAGAACGTGTATTCCCATGTGGGGTCGGATCCTTTGCTGAAAATCGCAAATTCGGAAGTGAGATCTGCTTTAATCCATGCGCTTAGAGAAAATGGAGAATCAACAACCCCATTTCCAAAAGAAAGAGAAGGGTCATCATCGATAACATAACATTGCGCTATGCCGTTGAGTGAGACAGCAGTATCTCCAACCATGGGAACAGAGCTAGAAACAACGAGATATGGCCTCTCAATATTATTTCTGTGCACTTTGTGTTTTGATGCATCGCCAGTAATTGTATAATCAAGTGCGTTGATAGAGCCTACTGTTTCTGAACCATGTACCCTCGCAAAATCAGTACTTGGACCGTGGACGCTAACACCAAATTGGCCCATATGTGCTTGAAGTTGCGTATTATATACTTTTCTGCCCCAGTTATTTCGCCATGGCATCGCATTGTAGACAGAATAAGTTTCATGAGCAGGATCCAAGAACCCTCGTGACATAATTTCAAAACCACCTAGGGAGCTGAATCTATTTTTGAATCTCGTTCTATTTTTTATAGAACCAGTTAGATAATCTTTATTAAGACAATTATAGTCAAGGCGTTTTAATTCAGTTCTAATTGTACCAGGAGTTATAGTTAATATTTCCTCAATACTGCCAGTGCCAATACCTAAAATTTCTGCTGTTGTCGACGTAATTTCATCTGCATGTTTAATAAACCAAGGATCATTTGCTTCTGGACTAGTGGTGCTAACATATTCATATCTATCTAAATAATTACCTGCTGTTGTCGGCGAAGAGCCTGTCATGTGAATATTGCGAATGTTTACAGGACGTTTTGCAAATTCTTGGCGGGTATATATTGCGCTTGGTCTATGGTGGTTATCGTAGGTTGGATTAAGAAGCTTAAACGAATTACGCTGGTTTCCAGTCTCGTTAACTTGAATTGAAACTCTATCAATAGCGCAGTCGCCCAAATGAGTAATGCCGGCAGTATATAAGAATCTAATATAAAAACGAGTTCCTAAATATTTATTAAGATATTCAACTATAAAATTAGAGGCAGTAAAGGCATATCTAAACGAATCTGAAGGGCTGGTTTGTTGTTGGCCTGCAATGTAGGTCGATATAAAGGGTGAACCTAAAAGGTCCCAGAGCATCGGAACATCTTCAACATTTGTTTGAAATGTCGGATCACCTGATATTTGAACCTTTAAATTACCTATATGCAAGCCATACATATGATAATAAAAAGCAAATACTACCCGGGCATCGGGTTGGACGTCCAGCAAGTCAACCAAGGGAGTAACCAACGCAAAAGTCTGTCCTACTTTAGATGGTAAAACTTCACAATAAGCATAACCAGCGTCCAACCCGGCATCAGGACCAGTACCCACTGACGGGGTGGGGCCAGATAAAAATGTCCATGAGTTGTCTGCTCCCACGCCATTTTTCCAATATTCATATGGGCTCGGATCACCAAGAGTAGAGCCTAGTGGCAAATCAAGTATTTTAACATCAGTGGTACCGACCGATGTTGCATTTCCAAAATCTTCCGTAAAAAGAATATCAGTCGATGTTTGATCTAAAAATTCCTGTAAATGCCACCCTTCTGCTCTTGTTAATTGGCCATCAGTGCCTCTGTTTAATTCGATATGGCGATGTTGCATGCCCCCAACATACTTTTCAGCAAATGGACCCTGCATTGGTATTTCTGCATTATAACCGTATTTATCATCGTGTATGTTAGTAAAATCAAGTTTAAATTGATTAGAATATAAAGTTTGATACCCTGTATCGACAGACGATGAATATATATTAAATGGTAATAATAAAGTGCTTTTTGCATCAGAATATTTTAAATCATTTAAACCTGCGCCAAGTGCATTTGAATTCATAGTTTCATTTGCCGGCATTGTTAGCGCTTTTACTCTAAATTGCTTTTTATTTAATTCATTTGGTGTTATTTCATCTTCAATAACTTGTTCTAATATTTCGTTATCAAGATCTAAATAAATGAAGTCATCATCGCTTCCCCACTTAATAACGCCTTTGTAGTAATCATGACGATTATTATATTTTGGATTTGAGCCGCCTTTAAGCTTGAGTGAAAGTTCTTTATCCAAATGAACAGGTTTTGCAAGGCGTCGCGGAATATACGAAGAAACTTCGTATTTAGCGTTGCCAATTGTTTTTAATGTAGGACCAGAAGTGACTATTTCAGTGGTAACCCTTTCCAATAATAAATTTTTATTATCATTTACGCCTGGTGCACTTGAAGATATTTCTGCAATATCTCTTTCTGCTCTATCCTTCCACCAAAGATGATTTTTTGTCTGTGAAAGCGGCGAGGAGGGCAGGGGGGCATGTCCAATTTTCCAATTATATAAAAGTTTATTAATACCGACCAAAGAAGAAATTGGATCTTTGACTTCTGAATCTAGAGTTGGAAATTTCGTCCAATATTTGTTTCTTTCCAAAACATGGCTCTCAACCATGTTTCTAAGAAGCTCTACAGAATTAGATGATGCCGGCATTAATTGTGCGATCATCATTGTGACGGCATCATCTACCCACTTGTAATATTCAATAAATTTATCTAAATCTGGCTCATTTTCTACTTTTTCAAAAAACAATTCTCGCAATTTTTCCATGCGCTTGTAATTTGGTCGATAACGATTAACAGGATCGCCTATAAGGTTGTTGAAATCAACAATTGTAGCAAAAAATCTCAGCATTTCTTCTGAAATAATCTGATACATACTCTTTTCAATAGAAACAAGATGCTGAATATAGGTTGTATCCCGAGTAAATACTACTTCATCTTGTTGTGTTAATATTTTAACAAAATCATCGCTATTAATAATTTCTGGAAGCTTTTGTTTGGCCGTGTGCACAAATTCAACGTCGACTGCTTGATCAGCGTAATCAGAGTCGCCAATAAAAAAGTCTCCTCGGCCGGTGTAATTATATTTGGCGACATCACTAACCCAGCCATGTCTAGATATATTGCGGTCAGAGGTTGAGCCTGAAGCAAAATCTTCAATTAAAAATTGTCCCGAAGGGTTTGAGCCGGTTACGCTGTCAAGTGTCCAATTTAGAGCCAAAGTTTCTATTTGCGGAATAAAATCATCGAATAATTCTGTATGACTGGACGCAAAATTACTATTTTTATAGGGGTGTAGTGGGCCATATATACTAGCATCTTTCCCATGAGCACGAATTGTTTCATTGGGCAGATAATCAAACCAGAATTTTACAGATGAAACTTTTACGTCTGAATGTCTAGAAACACTTCCTGTAAAATTTTCTCTCGTTGCACCAGCATAAATTCTTTTTGGTTGTGTGAAGAATTTTTCTGCATCGGATAGGCTCATCGTACCACTCAAAGAGAATTCATTCTGTAATATATTTGATAGGTAATTGACACCATAAAACTCATAAGTATAAGCAGTGCTAGCTTCTTCTAGGCTGCCATCAACTAAGTTAGCAATAGGATGCTTTGTTGGTCTTAATCTAAATGCTAAATTCCATTTTTCATTGTCATATATACCCATGAAAGTTTCTGTTTCCAACGTAGATAATATTGGCAACAAACCGTCACTCACTAGAGCAAAACTAGCATTTCTCCTGTCATTGTTTCCTTTGTTTACAACAAAATTAAAATTAATTGTATTATCTGTGGCGTATGTTAAATCTTCGTTGTCAGCTACTGCGGCGTGGAGGCCCGCGATAGAAGAAGTTAAAGAGGGAAACAACTGGTAGTTGTCATCACCAGATAAAAATCTTTTAGGGAAGATTACTTCTGCTTCCAAAGTCATTGAGGCGCCAGACATAAAAGAAGCAGAAACCCCAGGAATATAAGATATTGAATTAGAGTCTATCGAGTCATAATACTGATAAGCAGTCGCAGTATATGAGTTATCATACAATCCAGTACTGGCGAATCTTGTTTCTAAATCATCGAAATCAAGATATTTCTTCTTTACAGAAGCATGCGAAGTATTTTCTTTTAATTCATATGTGTCATTAGCCGCATAAATATTTATTTTAATTAATTCTTCATCTATTCCATAACATCTAAGAAAATTTCTTAAAGACTTTATGGTACCTTTTGATTTTTGTATATATGATAAATTATTATATATATTTTGGTATATTGTATTTTTTACTTCATAAAGTTTCTGTTCATAAAGCTTTTTTTCTCCTCTTTGAAGATATTTTGCCAATATGGAAGCATCGGCGAACAATTCTGGAGTTTCAAGGCCGCGTGTACCAAGTAAATAATCAGCAAAAGGCAGGGGCTTTTCATAGTTGTTGTCATAAGGATAATTTATATCTTTTAATCTCGGGAGGCTCTCCATTTGCAAATATAAATTATCAAAGTAGCTAGCAATAATTTGTGTTAAAAACTTTAAATGGCTAGATTCAGATTCATCTTCTTCTAGGATCCACCCGGGTACTGATTTATATATGGAAGCAACATTCAGATGATCGTGCATTGACCCAACATCCATCTTGTTACTTAATAGTGATACTACATCTGGATGATCTGAATAAACAATTGGATCTTCAAATTCATAATCAGCAGCAGTTGATAAAACCATTGCTGATCCAGTGGATCTGCATTCAGAACTATAATTTACGAAATTACCATTAGAAATTCTTCCAGAATAATCCAATACTGCAGAGTCAGTAGAAGTATTTCCTACTATACCCTCATTAAATTTAAAATAGACGCCAAGATCTACTTTGTTTGTTACATTATCATATTTATCGTTATCAGTGTTTGTTCCACCACCAATTTGAGTTCTATAATATCTTCCAATTTGTTGTGCATCTCTTTCTGTTTTCCAGTATCTAAATTCATCGAAAGAGCAGGATACTACATTGCCCCAGCCCTGTGCCGCACTAGATCCAACAGGGCCGGCCAAGGCGCCAAGTGAAGCCGAAAGGGTTCCACCAAAAGTACCGGTTACCAATCCAACGGTAAGTGTCGTAGTTTCTTTATGAATCCCATCAACATAAAAATTCACTTTATTCACAGAGCCGTACGTCTTGAATGTAAATGTATAATGATGCCAATTACCATCCGCAATATCCGATAGGCCCGTTTCAAGTAAAGCAGTATCGCTCACAGAACCAGATTCAATTCGAAAATAGAATCTACTTCTATCTGTTGCTGTTAGACCATGATATCTTAAATAAAAATGCTCGCCGTTAGCAGAAACAAGACTAAAAGGATATTCCTGTTTTCGAAGAGTAGTCGAGGCCCAGCCATCTTTTTTCATCCAGAACTCAACAGTTACCCCCTTCGAAGGATCAAGTTCAAGATTATTGGTTTGTTGTGTTCCCACATCATATATGTTGGCTTTTGTTACACCTGGGCCTGAAGGGCCGGCAGAAAAATCATTTTTGTAATCTCCCGATGCATCGGCATGAGGGCCGCCGTGGAAAAGAACATACTGCGGGAGGCTACTGCTATATATATTACTTTCTTCAGTTGCAGTATAAGTACTTGTCGCACCATTAATAATTATATGGCCATTAGTTCGAGGATATTCATTCTCAAACATAAAAAGATCTAAATAGGTACTTTCATTTTCCCATTCAATCTTTTCTGTTAATGAACCATCATATGGGTAGGTTTGATAAATTCTTTTAATAGAATTTTCATAGTAAAGTTCAGCCAACCCAAAACGAGCAAAGTTAGAAGCAGTTGCAAAATCAACATCTGGAAAAAATCTATCTCTTCTAGTTGAATATTCATCAATATATTTTGCAGATTCTAAATCTTTAGCTAAATCATCTTGGGATTTATTTTTAAGAAACTTTAGCGAATGGCCCTTATCAAATAAATCCTTAATGCTCATATTTTCAATCCCAACTTTGTAATTTAATTACTCTCTACTCTAAATTTAAATAATTCTTTCTGTTCTCGCCAGTCGTCTGAGGAGAAATAAGCAAATTTAAAAGCATACATATAGCCAGGCTCTAATAAAGACATGTCAAAATCAAAATAACCTCCAGATTCGTCATAAGACAAATAAGTATGATAATCAGCGCTGGCCGTTGAATGATTAAAAATTGTTTCACCATCAGCCATTCTAATAACTTCATATGAAGCACTGGGAATTATAGAGCCCTGGATATCCGTTGAAGCAACAGTATAAATTGTTGGACTAAAATTTCTAGGCCTGGTGAATACTCTAAGTTTAGCCTTTTCTTCTTTACCATATGAATGTTTTAAATTAGTGATCTTAGTTGTGTGCTGCAGATAGTCATTCGCAGTAAGCACACACACATCATTAAAGCTCTTAACGGATATTGAGCCAGTTTTATATTCTCCCCCAGCGCTACCAGACCATACGTCATGTATAAGAGAAGAAGTAGTATTGACTGATAATTGGGCCTTATAGATGCCAGTATCAACCTTCGATGCTGTAACCGGGGTGATCAAAGAACTTCCAGTTGGGCCATCATTGTATGACGCATACAAACTAACCATTAAATCTTCGCTGTGGGGTATATCCTTGAGAGACCCACGAATATAGTTGTACAAATATAAATTATTTAAATTATCTACTGCGGGGGCAACAGAACTACTAGCATAGAATATTCCTCTATCGTCCATCACCCGAGAATCCCAACGTACTTCTAATACGGGCACTTTAAAGAAAAATTCACTTGATCTGGAAAAGAATCGTTTTGTATAAAAACTTGTTTGTTGCCCTTCGGCATTTAATAGCACAGAACTATCTGAGGCTGTTGTGTGAGCCTCCTGACTAGAAGTTAAAAATATACCAAAACCATTATTAACTTGTGTTCCATCTAGCCATTCCTCTACTGCAGTTGTTACATCAAGAAGAAGATTTTCATCGCCGTTGTTAAAAGTAAAAGTGTAGTTTGGCATTGTAGAACCAGCAAGATAAGAAGAAGAGTGGTAATCTCCGCCAATTTGATCCCATGTGGCAACCGGATTTGAATCTCTATTTACCCAGTTCGAGCCCTCTATGGCATCTTCAGTTTCATCAGTGTAGCTTTCCATATCAAGACCAAATCCTTCTTGCCAGGATTGTGAAACTGCCAGCACATTCACAGTAAAGTCTTTTGGGAGCTGCTCAGAGTGTCGCGCGTTAAACATTCTTAAATAAAAACTAGCGCTTCCTACTGCTGGGATTATGCCTGCTAAACGATCAGCTGAAACTGTATCAACTGGGAACTGAAGTAGTATACGGGAGAGTTCAGCTGAAGAAGTTGTCTGCTGGCCATATATCGAAAATACTTCTAAAATATCAGAAGCTCCCATATTCGAACCGGTTCCGCGTGTACTTAAATTTAATTTATAAGCATTGGTTATGGTGTTATCTTTTGATGCTTTATATCTTTTAATCGCCATTACTTAATAGTTCCCTTAATATCGAGATTCGGATATTTTAATTCATAAACTACATTTTCAGGTGCATATAATATACGGCCGTCGGCTGAAATGTTTTCATTTATATCATATGAAAAATCAGAATACAAGCCTCCGACTTTGTGTTCTATTTGGACATTCGTGACATCAACAACCTCATCAAGCTCATTTAATATATCATATATTTTTGTAATATAGATTGGTTGGCCGAGGTCGAGCTTTTGCACAAATTCTTTTTGAATTGCTTTTATAGATTCATTAAGAGCTTCAAACTTATCTTGATCATAATTGGTAACAGCAACAAATTTTATACCTATATTAATAACTTTTGCATCAAGTATATCAATAGTATCATTGATCATCTTGAAGTGGTTTAGCCAAGTTTTAATATTGTTTTTTAATATTTGGCTACAAACTATCAAATTTTGATCTGAATCTTCTGTGAGCAAATATAAATTCAAGTTTCTTTTAAAGGAATCAACATCACGAATAATTTTTGCCCTTTTAACTTTCCCAAATTTTGGTGGTATCCTGTAAACAATGGCTTCATAGTCCTCGGTTGTCACTGCTCTATTCTGTGTAGCAAAGACGTCATTAACTCTCTGTTTAAGTTCCCCAAGAGAGGGAAGCGAAACATCTCCAGTAATAGGATCTTCATTTGTTACTTCCAACCCACCCCTGACAAAATTAATTTTATTTTGATTAGTAGCATTTTCACTAAAAATAAATATCGGGCTAGCCACATTAGTAACTGATTTTGTAGCTACATTGGCGTTTGAAGAAGAATTAGTTCTGAAAGTAATTCTCAAAGCAGTATTTGCTGGCGCGACTCCAAATTTATCAGTTTCTAATAATTTGGACGGGTCAAATGAAGATTCGGTCTCGTAATCTCTACCATGCATTTTTAACACTACATTAGAGGGGTGAGTTATATTATCTGTTTTTAAAGAAGATTCGGAGCCATATCCAAATTTCAAAGAAGTTTGGCCGGCGCGGCTCGAAACGGTGAATCGGCGCGGAACAGAGGCAGCAACAATGATACTAGGTACATTATCTCTCGTATCTGGATCCTTGTTAATTACTGTTCTAAAAATTGTGTCCTGTGAAAGATAGTCGACTTCAAAATATTCATGACCCTCGGTATCGGTTACTGAAACTATTTCTGTTATGTTTGGATCCGCCAATGATACAGTTAAAAATCTTTTAAAATCTCCAACATTAATAGTTTCTTGTTTCATTTCACCAGACACAATTCTTCCATAAGATTTAACAGCAAAAGCAGTTGGGACGCCAGTGGTTGTATCGCTTGTGGCAACAACTACCTCATTATCAGAATTGGCGAAATCGACGTTATCAAGCAAAGTGAAAACCTGGCCAGATTTAGAAGTAAATTTAGTGTCCTTTACTAAAATAGGTAAATAATTTATGTCTGGGCCAGTACCATTCGGGTCCGTTGGAACCAGAACATAAAGCGTAACCAGACCAAAAGAATTTGATCTAAGCATTTCTCTATAGCCAGCCTGTTCCCCTAGACGTACTACATTATTATATTCTACTGCTGTATCCAAGAAAGACTCATTTACCTGGTAATCTAAATAAAACGAAAGAACATCCCCAACATACGCCACAGTATCAAGCATCATTGAACCAAAGCTGGCTTCAGAAAAATCTTTAAAAACACTTGGATAATATCTTTTTGTATATTCTACCAAGCCCTCTTTAATCGTTTTAAAATCGCGATTTGTGTATCTAATAAGTTTTTTGCTATCTTTAGCCATTATTTATATTTCCTATTAATTCTATGCTGGGCCGTTCAATATCAAAGTTGAATTCGAATTCAAACTCGGAATATTATATTCAATTATAATTGATAACATATTAGGATTACTACGATTCTCTCTAGCCGGTTTAAATTTTACATTCTTAATTTTTACAAATGGCATATATTTTCCAACTTGAGAAAATATTCTACTTTTTATTTCCGACGCCAATCCTTTTTCTGGCTCGAAAAGAAAATGTCTCAAACCAACCCCAAAATCAGGCAACATAACGCGTTCGCCAGGAGAAGTTAACATCAAATTTTTTAAATTTTGTTTTACTTCATTCTTGTATAAAGTTACTAAAGAATAAGCACCACTTTTACTATCACGAGCAAGCGGCAATTGGGGTCCGATTCCATTCATATTAAAAATTCCTACAATCTATTAACATAAATAGTAACGCAAAATGAAACTTATAATTGTTCATCACAATCTTCTTCCTCACTAAGTTGACCATCATCATGTTGTTTTTCTTCGTACATATCTAAAAACAATAAAGCAAGATAAATCATGCCAGGAATAGTACTGGGTGGACCTCCCATCGGGGATAAGCCACCAAAAAATGGTATTGTTGAGGGAACCAAAGAAGCCCACAACGATGGGAGAGCGTAGGGAGAGCTAAAAGCTGCATCAGTAATCTCTTTAGCTTGTTTTAAGGTTTCATTTAGATCGCCCTTGAGGCCTATCGACTTCGGATCATTGGGATCACCATTAAGAAGAATATCAACTGATCTCACCTCAAGGCCTGCATCTTGCCACTCACTATATTTATCTTGTACATCAGCTAGCGCATTTAAGAAGTCTTGTGAAATCTCTACATCACCTTGCTGTTGCGCAATTTGTTCACCGGTCTCTGGGTCGACTTCAACGCTAGCATCATTTGGAAACTCCCAGCCCTTGATAGGACCATCAAGATTTAAAGTAGTATTCCCATAAGCAGCTGCTCTATCAGTTGGACTAATTAATTTCCACTGAATCTTGGCAGGGTCTGATGCAATTTGTGCGTTAACTTCTGCTTGGCTGACCGCAAATTCAGCAGATATTTTATCTTGTTCCGCAACAGTTATGGCAGCTCGAATACCCTGTTCTATTCCACTAATAATCGTAGCTGCAATGGTTGCAGCAAGATCGATAATTTTCTTTGATATTGAAATAGCAGGATCTATAAGCTCTACCAGCCCTTTCAATATCAACAAAGGTGTCATAAAAATTATCTTCAACAACATCTTTGTTGTGTCAGGTGAGTTGCCTCTTGTCCCGAGAGAACCTCGCATCAGTGAGGCCTCAAGCATACTTTCCCCAACAGTAGAATCATATACAAAATTATCAGATTCGAATAATGATTGAATTGTGGTAAGAATAGCTTCTTTTGTTTCGTCTAAAACGTCTGTCGGTTCAGGAATAAACTTAGATAAGCCATCACCAGAATATAGGAAAGCCAAAGACATATATCTATGCATTGGAAATAAATGTTCAAACATCAATCTAAATTCTGGTGTTTGTTTTAATTCAGCAAGCAAATCTTTGGCAATTCTCTTATAAAAGAATTGGGCTGGATTATTGATTACTCCTTTTATTGTATCTGCATATGCATCTGATTGTAGGTCTGAAACGCTAGTATTAGAGCCAATATACATGGGATCTGAGGCTAAATATCCCAACTCGTCATATGAGAAAAAATTACCAGGACGATTTTGACTTACGCCAGAGAAACCACCTATTGAAAAACCATGAGGATTATGATGAAAATCAAGATGTCTTTCAACTTCAACAATAGGTATTTGCAATTCTGGTGCTAAATTAATAGCATCAGTTGTTTCTTTTACTATCGAAGGCCAGTTTTGACCCTCGTGAGACTTAGATAATTCTTCTAATTGTTTAACATACCATAATTTTGCTTCGGGGCCGCCGGCTGCAGCGCCCCAGACAGATGAAAGATTTACATCCGGATTCAAATATACCACTTCTCCGTCAGTTACAACAGCTTGTACAACATCCGGGCCCGGCGATGCAGTTGTAGATGGGTGAGTTTTATATGTTTTAGTCTGAGTAGTGGATACTTCTCTTCTAAAATTATAAATTGCTTTAGCTTTCTTGAGATTGTTGCTTCCGACCAATTCTTTTATTTTATCACCAATATCAATAGAATAGTCCTTTCTGGAATAAACCATGCGAATTCCAAATTTTATTTCCTTGAAAAATGGTTTGATACCATATTGTTCATATATCATCTTATATTCTGGAACATCCATGATTTTTTTCAAGAACACATGAGTATAAAAATATGACCAAACATCCAAAGGCACATAATCATAAATTTTACATCCAAATACATTGTTCTCATTCCTATAGTAACCCAAGAATGGTAAAGGTAAGTCTTTTAACATAGTATGGGATGTTGCTTGCGGGGTGTCTTCACATGGCTCGCCGGATGGAGTTTCTGCAAAAATATAATCTTTGGCCACCAATCCCTCTAAATCGCTTGTTTGTGTATCAACAATTTTTACGTAAGGCTGAAATGTGATATTGCCTAATTTAGAATTAATTTCGTTTGTAAACAACATCTCATAACAATTTTGGTTGTGTTTTGAAACTTCGTTTATTCTTTCCGCCGAATTATAATAATCACTTGCATAATCTATATATTCTTTTGTTGGAACGTTGGGGTTATATGGATCATATATTTCCCACTTATTTGGCCATGTAACAGCATGTAATTCCCCATTTTCATGAAAAGTCATAGGCAGGGAATGAAGATGTAATTTTTGTTGTACATCTGATTTACTCATACCAAACAAATCAATTCCGCTGTTAGCCACCCAAAGACCGGTATATATATCATTTTCCATCTTCTGGGGAGAAGTAAAGCGACCGGGTACCAAATTCATATCCCAACCATAATTCATAGTATAAATATTATTTGTAAACTTGGCGTCAACAACGTATTCATGGCCCGCTTCTTTCATGAATTTATATAATATTTTCTCATCTGAATCCCAGTGTTCTTTTTCGTCAGAAGATAGTGTTATATCTAAATCCAAATCCGTACTAAGTGGGCTGCTATTGAGAAACAATGATTTAATAGTCGCAGAGATATCTTCACTTTCTTTTTTTATAAGATATTCAATCGAGCTAGCCTGACTTGCTAACATATAAGATTCATAATCTTCTAAATTTTCCAATTTTTTAACAATATCATTAGAATATTCCGTAAATTTTTCAAAATTTGTTATATCTTGCTTAATGTTTGCCACAACAACCTTTACCATGGCACGATCTTTAAAAATATCGCCAATATCAAAACTATCCCAACTAATAACGCTGGCCAGGCACATTTCCAATGTATATACTTTTATCAATAGAAGTATGCAACCCCCGATTAAAGAATCTTTAACTGCATTATGGCCCTCTGGCGCTTTATCATATACGTCGCGACAGACTGAATTTTCATAAAAGTCCATTATCTTTGGTTTAACTTTTTCCAAGTCAAAGAAATCTGTTTCTGTTTTTTTATCCGGACTTGTAATATAGTTAAATGTCTGCTGGCATTTTGAATTAAGATCTTGGCTGACCAGTGGACTTTTAAGTATTTTTTTCCATAATTTTCTTAAAAACTTTCTATAATGCAATCTCGAATTTTTCAGTTTAACAAACATTTGGTTTGAATATGCGAATTGCAGAGACGCGTACCCTGTGTCAGAAAGATTTCTTGAAACATGTCTCAAAACTTCTTCTTTTGTCACGTCAGAAGATGTTGTATCCTCCTCATTGGGATATTTTTCTAAAAGTTTTTTTAATTTATGTGTCAAAAGTCGACCAAATATCACAGCCTTTGAATTATGCTCCACCGTGTTAACAATTTTATTAGCTGATAACAAATCTGAAATATCGTTTGAAGAATTTAATCCTATATCAGACAACAAATTTTGAATATCGGGAGCATAGCCAGTTTGAAAATTAAAATTATAAATTCCATCTGAGACCCAAGAATCTGACTCTATAGCCCCGTTATATGTCGGAGGGTGATCAGGGGAAATTTTACCTTTAATCAGCTTCGAAACATCCTTTAGGCCGTTCTTTTGAATTTCGTTTGTGTTCTCTAGGGGCGCCAACATATTTTGATATAATAAAATGTTGTTTAAACTAACAGATTGTATACCATCGAGAGCTGTCGCGATTGCTTGACTACTTGAATTTTTAAACAAATTAAGTACTTCTTCTACTTGTCTCCGAGCATTCTGATCAGAAGATATGATTTCAGTAAAAGGAAGATCATATTTTAAATAATTTGGATTAAAGTTTGAATAAGTTCCGCCGGGGGCCATCATGATGGCGGTTGTTTCTATCGACCCAGCTATATTAGAAGAAATCTTTCTATCAAAAAGTTCCGGGAATATAGAACTATCTACTAAACTATCATATAGTTCTATATTTACTTTTCTGCCCTCTAGGCTGGTTGCATGAGCCAAGCCTTTTGCATCTTGCTCCCATGGGTTGTCAGGATCCCTAACATATTTTTTGAACACTGCAAATACCGGGGCATAGCCTAAAAAATTACCCAAATCATCATCAAATTCAACCGATGTGGTTCTAGTTTCATATCTTATGGCGCCGGCGTCGACAAGTATATCCATCAAGGCTAGTGGCCAGGTGCCGAGTTTAACGGTGGGGAGGACGTTGTTGCGTGCGATTTTTTTATCTGACCAGCCTAGGGCTTGCATGAAGACGAGCAGTGCCAACGACCAGTCCTCGTAGCCAGGAGCAACCCACGAATCGAGATCTTCTGCAATGATTGATACTGCCAGTTCTTCATCTAATATTGTTACATCAAGATAAACATTTGTTAGTTCTTTAAACTTATAAGTACTTTTTTGACAAATCACACCTTCTATGGCATCTGAACTAGCAAATTTAGGGTACATAGCCCTCAATCTTCTTCTTGTCAAGCCTGTAGCTTCGCCAAAAGTTAAGTTCATAAAAGCTTCAATAATATCGTTCGGAATTACTTGTGAATCGGCATCAGCTAAATTTGCCAAATAATTTATGCCCGGGCTTAAATTAGTTGATAAAGAGCCTGGCTTTACGTTCCAGGAACAAACAGCATCTTCGCCGGTACAATTGAAGACAGTTGTTGGTTCTTTTACCCCAGTAAACATCCTTAGCATGTGTCTCCACGTGGGCCTTAGCTCGTGTATATCTCGTAATTTTCTATCCAAGGGGTAATATATCACCATATCACCGTGGGCGTCGGGGATGTGCGAGAACGGCCTGGTGGCCGCCAAGTTCATATTTGATTCAGCTCCTGCATCTCCCGGAGATGGATCCGGCCAGAGCACGCTATAATCTATGCCAAAGGGTGCATAGCCACCGTAACGTTCGGAAGCGACTTGATGTTCTTCATCCAAAAGGAAGCCTCGGTTGGATCCGGTCCAAAGTAAAAACAGATTTGCTGTAAAAAATAACTTCTCTATATTCATCGGCATCGGCATCTTATTGACGCGCACTTTAATTTCAGCACCAATCTGATTCACTAAAGTTTCATAATCTGCCTCTGCAATATCAAGTTGTGCATCCGAATTTTCATAATCTATTCTTGTAACAGTTGTCAAGGCTTGCATTTCCGAAATTCTTGGTACCATTTCCTCTTCTGCAATCCTAATACGTTCATTCTTTTCACGAGCTTGCTGGCGGCGCTTGAAGGCGGGGTCGACCTCCGCTCGAAAATCATTCCAACCTCCCTCTATTACGGCCCAAAAATCAGCTATTAAGCCAAGCAAAGGAGCAGGGTAAAAATAAGCCAGTATAGCCTGGGCGGCGACGAGGACGACTTCGCCTACAGTATCTAACTCTTCGGCAATTTGGTCTAAAAGAGTTTGATCGTTATCAATAAAGGCTTGCATCTGTTGTTCTAATAATTCCGTAGCTCTTTTCCATTCCTGCCATGTGTTATATAATGTTTCGGTGTCATTGCCAAGAACAGTAAGATCTGTTGTATCCTTTTCAAAATCGCTGAGGCCAAGATCAACAGCTATCTTTCTAATTTCCACCTTAACGTCATTAGGAAAAAAGTTGTTCATCAGCTCTTTAAATTGAAAACCGCTACCAGGATCGAAATCATTAAATACCAACGGTTCAAACATCCTATGATCGCGCAAGTCGGGTTTGCCTTTTGGACCGTTGGCGTTGCCAACTGAAAAACTTTCAAATTCCTCTTTTAGATCTGCCTCCCGAGGGAGGTAATGACGAGTAGCACTGTAACACATGTGATAATCATTCTCAGCTGTTTTATAACCACCACTGCCGTCTTGGTCCCCTCCGCCAATATAAGCCAAGGCCAAAGCGTGATATGGCTCTTCTTGAACTTGATCAGTTATAGCTTGGGCTGCGGCCTCCATCTCACCTGGATCCGCAGCTGCCATTACAGCGCGTGGAGGTAGCGAAAAGAATTTAAGTGATTGTAAATCCTCAAGTAAACTATATTTTATATAAGTTAATATTTCATCTGTCAACCATGCCATACTATCTTTGATGGCCGGCGGTAAAATAAACAGCCCTTGGGGGCCGCACTTATCTGATAAAATACCGTCTAGCGGATTCGAATTTGGAAAAAGCCAGCCAGAAAGTGCAAGTATTTTATTTTTTAAATCCTCCAGTTCTTTTTTAATTTGTTTATCACACTCTTCTTTTGTTAGGCCGGCCATTTGAAGTTCTGCACACCGAGCATCGTAATTATATGAAACACCGCAAGCATCTGCAACTGAAGGTAGGGTTGTTCCAATTGCATCACATATATCTAAGTTAATATGTTCGCCTATTGTTCTAAATAAAGTGCGTATTTCTGCGCTACTTTCAATGCCATTTTCATACATTTCTGGATTGTTTAATTTGGTTGCTTCTAGACAATCTTTTAATGTTGAATTAGAGGCATTGCCTTTCAGTAGAGCACAAATTTGGCTTGGGGAGAGATTATTATTACTTAAAATATCTTTAGCCCAGTCACCCACATCAGAAAGTGGCAAATCTCCCACAGTGCCAATAGAACCTAAGGCATTTTGTAGTTCGTCGAAAGGTATTGGAACGCTTGTCAGATTGTTTGAATTCCCGGTGCGGCCAAGATCTGTATCTTCCTCGAAGCACGCGCTAATCAATTCTTCTAACAAAAGACCCAATATCTGGCCTAGCATAGAAGCAATCATGCCAAGTAGGGCACTAAGTAGCTGATCGCCAAAATCGCCTATCATATCTTCTGTCGCAAGACTATCAGGCAAAGCTATTTTTGGAATACTGAGTGACGGAGGTCTTAATTGCTTTATAAAACCCCCGGGATCTGATAAAAATCCACCTGGCATTTCTAATAAGGGGCCTACGATGCCCTCACATAAAGCATGCAGGCCGATGCGACTTTTTAAATATTGTACAAATTTACCAGCATTTTGTACTTTTCCGTATGGACTATTATCGTAGCTATCTTCTGTTTCAGAAAATATTCTGTTATCGGAATTAGATTGATATTGCACCTGGCTTGGTTCTAGATAACCGTCCTTCACTAAAAGTGCATTTGTTTCTTCCTCTGTGAAACCTAGTTCTAGGAAATTTCTTGTGGCCGCATTGATATCAATTTCTGCATATGGTTTTGACCCTCCGGTAGCTGCGTCGGTAAAAGTCCCAGGTGTTAAATCAATCGAAACGCCACTTTGCTCCATCTCACGAACACTGTTTGCCGCATCGAGATCGTCGTCTCTTGAAAAAAGAGCTGCAGCAATAGGAGCACCATCAAAATTGATATCCGCTCTTTCCCCATCTTCATTTACCGTTGTATTGGTTAGCTTTAACTCTACAATAGCTTCGCCAAGTTCAACTTCTAGTTCGGGAAAAGCTTCAATGATTGTATTTGTAAATTCTTGTATTCCCGCATCTTCAATTAATTTTGTTATGGCAGCCTCGCATAAAGCCTCTGCTGTCAAGGGTATGCCAAGTCGACTTTGTATACAAGCCATCAATAATGATAATAAAGCTTGTGGATCTAAATTGTGCAATAAACCAGTGTAAAGAAGCTTAAGATTTTGTTCACCAGCGCTTTTTGAAACACCTTTTACAACTTTCGAAGTACCCAAAAGACCCTTTTTAGATAAAGAAGAGTCTGCTGAAGAGGTGTCTTTTTGTTTTGCCTTTCTCCAAGCCTCTGCACACTTGGGGTTTTTAAGAATCTTTTGTTGTTCATTATTTTCCTTAGCAGTTAAAGGTTCGCCGCTTTTTTCCCTTTCTAGGAATCCCTCGATAAGTTCAACGCAATCATAATCTCCTGCCTCTTCCTCTCGTCTCTTATCTCTTGTTAGTTGTATTAAAAATGGAGGTGCCGAAAAATTTTGTAAAAATTTCATCCATTCATTTAGCTTAACATCACTGCTGGCTAACTCATTAAAACCAATAATGCTCTTTTGGGCCATAAGGTAATGAAGAGTCCTTGTGCCCTGTGTACCTATAAATTTACTTCTTAACCAATTTAGGCCATTTCTAAGATCGATGCCGCTTCTTTTTGATTCTTTGGCGCCGGAAGCTTCTTCTTTTGTAAGCCAGGGGTCAAGCTCATATAAACTAATATTATCTATATTAGACAAATATTTGTTATCTGGCGAAAATAATATATAAGAAATAGTTTCACGAACATTTCCACCAATAACATTATTATCTTTAAGGCCTATTTGAATTATATGGTCGTCATCGGTATTTGTGCCCTGGGCTGCAGCGCGGGATATGACATCACTATTCGTGACTAGCGCGTCTGCTTGGCGTTCTAAGAATTCGTCTATTATGTCCGGAAATTCCTTTAAAGCCTCTATTTGCTGTTCTACATCAAAATCAATATTGTTTGGATTTTTTATTTTTCCACCAGATTGTCTAAATTCTTCTACTTTAGATTTTATCTGCTCAAATGATTCCACCAAATCATCAACTTGACCTCTTAAGTCCTTTAATTTTATAAAGAAAGCATAGTCTCGTCCCTTAGCGAATGGGGCATCGTCTTCGTGATTCGGATCAAATTCTGATCCGTATTTTAGATCAGAAGAAGGAAGTCCATCAATATAATTTGCAGAGATCGCAAATAATATTTTTTGATTTTTAGGGTTAGAGGAATTTGTTGTAACGTGTTCCGAAACGTTTACAAAATATCTATTTTTTAACAATGTTCTTATTAAGACATTATGATTAGAAGAACTGATATCCTTATTCAAATATCGCAATAATGTTTCGAAAGCTTCTGTTTTTATTGATCCTGCAGATACTGCCGCTTCTTCTGATTTCGCAGTCTCTTGAGATTCTTCCGCATCTCCCTCAACCCCCAACTCTTCTGCTGTTTTTCTTTTCCCATCTTCGGCAATAAAATAGTACAAACCTTCAGAGTATCTAAAAGTTGGATTTTGTTCAATAGTACTTGCATCAATTATTAAAAGATCTTCCGGAATATTTTTTCTGTTATGCTTATTAAAATTATAATATGCTAATCTAACATCATATTTCTCAAGTTTCTTCCAATTTAAATTAGAATCCGGAGCTATTAATTTGGCGCCCTCAAGCAAACCAGATTCTGCGTCGGAAGCCTCTTTCTTAGTTAAATTATTTGATATTAAAATATCTGGCGCGCTATCTGTTTTTTCAAAATAATGAGGACGAGCGTATAATACTTTTGTTTCATCTGCTGTCCACGAATTAATTTTTTCTGTCGGAACGTCATTTGAAGTAAACACGAAGCCATACCAGATTCCAGTAAGACTATTCACAATTTCTATAACTTCTACTTCGACCTCTGGAGGCAATTCAATGCCGTCGCAATCTTCCTTTTCAGGGTTAACTAATTTGCCCTCATTGTTTATCAATAAGAAATTTTCATCGTCCCATCCAAGTTCCAATTTGGGATTATTTTCGCTGGGTGAATACCTAACTGGCAAAAACGGACTAGAACGCTTTTTTGATTTGTTCGGCTTATTTAAATTTTTAATAATATGGCTAGCCATAATTTATATACCTTAATATAACTAATTAGTCTTGTTGGATGTACTGTTTATATATGATGGCCCGTGTTCCATCAAGAAGTTCTTTTTAAAGCCAGCATAATTATTTAAGCTTTTTAAAACCGATAATTCTGTACCAGACATCGTCTTAATGGCATTTTTGATTGCTTCCGGTGGAAGATCTGCAGAGGGCGTTGTGTTGATTGCAAAAAACGGTGAAAAATGCTGATGTGTGGCGATTGCACGATTGTATGCTTGTTGATGTCGAATGTAACTATGAAAAAACTTAGTTAATTGTTTAAGATGATCGCTCATTTTTTCTAAAGCGTCGACAAGATTATCACCTTTTACCATAGGTTGCAACTCGTCCTCATCATTATTCGCCATCAGCCAAATACCATTCCAACTATGGATATCACCACCTTGCGAATTTTTTGTGTCTGTGTTGGTTATCAATCTTAAACTTTCCCGGCCGACGAGGCGGACATGATCTGCTTTTACAATAATACCCGACTTGCCTTCGGATTTATCATAATTTTCCTCCTTTCCAATTGCAAAATTAGTATCTGTATCGGTTTTTTGTGATATGTATATCATGGCCGCATCTACAAAAAAATTAGGATTAGTATATACCAGCTCACCATCTTCATTGGACTGTTTTGGCTCAGAACCCCCCATCCCGGCCGTCAGAAGTATCGAATCACACTGAGTATGTGCTTTCCCACCATAGCCGCTCGCGTGATGGCCAGTGGTATCGGGCCCGCAAATTATAAATGCATTGCCACTCCTTGTTTCTTTTTGGCTGGGAGTTGCAAGCCTATTAATTTCAGCTTGTGGATTCGAAGTACCAAAAGCCCCATGGACAAAAAGTTCTGCGCGTTGTTTTCGATCGAGAGCTTCAATATCCGATCGAAAAGCATCAGATACACCGCTTAAATCATACGCTTTTTTCGTTATAGTGGAAGTTCCGCCAGGCGTAAGAAAAGTCTCTCCGGAGCTGAAGCTAAAATCATCCATTTTTACTACGCCAGCGTCACTAAATTTAGTAGTGGGCGTTGAAAGCAAGTCTGATTCTAATTTTGTATCTAAATCATAATAGTCATATTTCGCGCCGACTGGCGACGGCATAGTGCCATCGTTAAAAGGATCTGCTGTCGACCGGGCTTCGCCATTTACAGTAGCACCGGGATTTTCGCCCAAAGCTTGTTGATAGTTCTCCTGTGCCTCTTTATAATCTGATGTTGATTCTGCAACTGTTTCAGTAGTGGAACCATCAGATTTAGTTTCGATGACGTACGTTGTATAATAAGTTGTAAGCCCATTATTAGTTGGTACTGTTTTATTTGTTGTTACAATATTTTTTGACAATGTACTATCCTACTGGTTTATACCTTTTGCTTCCGCTATTTTTTTAATATGATCCCAAGGAACAAGGGGCGGTCCGGACCAAAATTGAAAATAACTATGATTATCAAAAGTATTGACAGGCCACGAAATATTTCTCACCCTCCCAACAACATTGTCAATGCCATATTTATCAGCTATAAATCTTTTCTCAGCGTTTGTCCAGACACCACCATTTTGTTTTCGTTTCAGAAATTGACTATTCCCCCATTTCGCACCGGATTTTTCGCAAAACACAATTGCCCATAATGTTGGATTGGCGTCTGGTGGCACAATATAATTTCCTTTGCACTGGCCAGCCAATTTCTGGTTTACTAAATATTTTTCTAATTCTGCTGCAGCTGGAGTTTCTGCAGTTGGGATTCCCTGGGCGGAGTTACCATTTAAATTCTCCATTTTTCTTCGCCAACCAAGAGACTGTAAATTGCCATGCGTTACCTCGCCGTGAACATCTACTCCAGGAAGATAATTTGGAACGCGGTCATACATATTTTTAGCGTTAAATTCGGCGCCGAGCTTAAAAACTCCCATAAAAGTTAAAAATTCATCATCACCTATCCCGGGAGTCCAGGCGCCAGTAAAAACACTATGACTCATAATAGATCTAGTGTACGGCGCGATGAAGGGATCGATATTGATTGATAATCCGTATGAAGATACAAACGTGCCAGACTCAGCATAACCATTTTTTATGCCACTTGCAATTTTAAAAGGTATATAATTTGATGCCTCACAGGCCGCGGCGTACGCTTCTTTAAAAATAGGTGCAACGCATGACCATACTGGTGGACTTGTTTCTTCTCTGACAACTCCCCTGCCACGTCGTACTTTATATTTGAAGGTGGCAGTTTTAAAATCTGGAACCTTTGTTTTCATATCTACTTTTTTAGAAGAAGTTTTGCCATATACGCTGGTTTGGCCCTCAAAAGTAAAATCATCTTTTTTGGGATAATAAGGAATCCACTCACTTAATATATCAAATTTTTTAACTACCTGAACACGAGAGCCCTCGCAGTTGAAAAGACTAGGCTCTAGAAGTTCAACGCCGGCGCTACTGAATTCACCCAAGGGTGTTGGTTTGGATCTGCACTTTTCAGGTAAAGAACAATCGGGATTTGCTGATTTTTGTTTGCCTTTTAATCTCTTAATTATATCTTCTACTGCATTTTGGCGGCCCACAAGATCGGAGGCGCTTGAAATAGTTCCTAAAGTACCTACAGTTTGAGCTGAATTGAAAAAGCCAGGTTTAAAAATTTGTAATTTTGCTAATTCAGCTTTAGCTGGCTCAAGGTTGGCTTTTATTGTTTTTAATAAATCTTCATATTCTTTAAGACGCGTGTCAATAAGAACTTTATCCTTGCCGGCCTCAACTAAAATTACATGTCCTTCTTTCAATTGTTCTAATTTTGGAATTTCTATTTTAGCATGCAAATAATTATTATAAAGCCTGTGAAACATAGATTCTTCACCATATTTTAATATATAAGAATTTGAACCAATATCTGTACAATAAACTTTATATTTGGATATCTTGCATAAACTATTTAATCCCCCGGTAGCGAGAGCGAACAACATTTCTTCGAATTTGGCCGCCTTCTTTTTATATTGTTCTATTTTTATATTATAATTGCTAGCTGCTGCAGATTTTTGTTTAGCTGAAATATTTTGAGCATGATTGGGAACATAATCCATTCCCACTTTTGGAATAGTATCAGATTTATGAGGCGCATTTATTTTATTTATCATACTAAAAGTATAATCAAGTCTTTTTTTGCCGCCGACGTAACAGGATATAGAGGTATTATTATTTATATTATTATTGACCCAAAAATCGAATTTCTTTTCGGCACCAGAGCCCCCTTGCTTGAAATTTTTAACAAACTCTGTTTCTCTCCCTAAGAGGTCAAAAAAGTGTTTGGAGCCCGGGCCGCCACCGAAATCTAATGGAATAAAAGATGCTGCATCATCGACAATATAATTAAATTCTAAATCTTTTTTTGCACTTGGTTCTATAAACAATTTATAAAGAACGTATGACGGTATATTGCGCAATACTTCTGCTTCTGGTTCAGATATATTACTATAATCAAAAAATGAATATCTGTCCACCTCATCAAAACCATTCGGAACAAAATCTATCCTGTTGAGGGGAATATCATAAACCAAAGGCAACGATCCGGCAAGAGAGAGCGCGCCAGCCCCTTCTGCCAAAATCGAAACATATTCAATATTTTCTGCTATATTTTTATATATATATTGTTGTAATACTTCAATAATCTCGTTGTGAAATATATTTAAATCTCCACTATCAACAAACGTCTTGATAACTCTTTCTTTTTCTATAAATCCTGATATTTTATTATCAGATATACTGTCTAGATAATCTTTAATCACTGGAATTGCTTTTCTATTCGCGACGGACTCCATATTTGTCCTAATCAAATCAATTTTTGTAGTTTCGCCCCGGGGAACTGTTGAACATTTTGTGTAATTTTTTATTCTTTTTACATCTCCTAGTTTTGTTCCAAACCCCCTTGAATACAGCATTTCCGGTATGACAAGAACAAAATTACGACCATCACGTATTAGGTCTTTTAAATTTGCTGCTACTTTCATTCTTAAATCATTATTAGCTATCTTCGCACTACTTTTAGCCTCTGCTACTGTTGTTTCTGGACCGTTGATCCAGGGGAAACCAAAGCCGGCAATATCATGAAAATAATATTTTATTTCGATCGGAGACGTTATGTCCAGTGTTTTTGAAGCATAAATAATTGTTTCGCGCCCAGGACCAGGTGGACGATCAACAAGATCATTGGCGCCATTGCCATTTAAATGGCCAACCCAAACAAAAGCATTTTTTGAATCTGGTGTTGGGCCGGCAATACTATGCTTAAAAGAGATACCAGCATGTTTCAAACACTCATCAAAATGTGATTTTGTTTGCTCAAAGCCGTCACCATACATACCAGTTTTAATCTTTCCCTTTACTTTTCGAATAGGGGGCCCCGTCAACTTAAATTTATGTGAAGTTGAGCCGGCATATAAATTTTCTACTTCCGATGGTGCGCACACTTTAGGAAGCGTACATGTATCATCAAATGCTTTTGAAGCTGATTTGGCTTCTTCTATTTTGGCTATAAAATTCGTATCATGTAAGCCAATAAGTATACCAGTTTTAGAAGTCGGGGCTGAAAGATCAACCCAGACCAGGGCGCCCTCTGTGATCTTTGCCATGGCAGAATCATGTTCTATTTGTTTTGAAGCAACAAACTCTGGAAACAAAGAAATACCAAATTCATCTTCTATACCTGATGGCCATGGCATCTGGTGAATATTGGGAACTTTTGCTATCACTCTTACTGGTCCAGGCTTTAATCTTAGGCGCGCCGAGTTATCTAACAGGGAAAGAGCCTCAGGTGCCTTAAGCAGGCTTTTTGTAATAATATTTGGTGAGTGGGTTTTTGCTTGTGGGCCAGATAAAACTTTAAGAACTACTGCTAAGTGAGGACCAGTACCGGTACTAGACAATAGATCGTATTCATATTTATCTTTAAAAAGCCTAGCAACTAAATCAGTTATTGGGACGTCACTATTGTAAGCTTCAGTGTAAGCAAAATCGCTAAGAGGGTTAAACTCGTGGCCACTGAATCCCTCATGTACTTTCCATGGTTTTGTTCCCACTTATTTAATCCTTAATTATCTTCGTTAATTAAATCATATATTTCAGATTTATCAACTGAAGATAAGCTGCTATCGACATTTTCTTTTTTAGCCAATAAAGAGGCTAATTTTACCAGTTGTTCATTTGATCTCTGTAAGGTTTCTAGATATTTTGCTGCTACGGGCCCAGAATATTGATGTTTTGCTGTATCTTCCTTTAGAACTTTCATCAAGTCAATAAGTAAAGTCGAAGCAATTGCCCTATCGTCTCTGATATTGGCAATTGCCTCCTCAACATATTCTTGTGATTCTAAACGTTTCCTTTTACCCATTCGCTTTTAAAATTCCTATATCTTTTTCTAATACGATTCAAATTATTAACAATTTGTTTTGTATTCATGCCAGTTATTTCTCGCATGTATAGATAAATAGCTTTTTTATTAAAAATTTCAATTTCGTCCACACTTTCAAAAAGAATTTTTATTGCGTCTAATACTTTTTTTTCACTTTCTTTGAGTTTTAATTTTTGCCAACTTTCCATTTCTTTCCACAAGTGTAACCAAAATTCTGCTTGTTCTCTGTTTTGTTCGTATTCATTGTGTACTATTAATTCTTTTCTTGTCGAGTCTGCTCCCAAGTTTTCATACTGAACATCTCTCTTTAATTTTTTAGAATTTTGCTTTACTTGGTGAATAAACCAATTTTTAGTTATAACACTAAAATATGAAAAGGCTTTTGACTTTCTTTCTGGATCATATTTATCCAAAATTGTCATTAGCCAAATTTTACAGTCGTCTTTTAAATAATCTATATTGGGGAGATTATTAAATTTATAGGTATAAACAATTTTATCAACCAGCTCGTTGAAAGCTGGTGCCAGGAGTTCAACATAAAGAGTGGTTCGTACTGCTTTACTATCCGATAACGCGTAGTCTATTACTGCTTTCTCGTGTACTTTAGTAAAATATTCATTCTTGCGCCTCGGTCGTCTCTTCCTCTTCGGTTTCTTCATTATCATTGTCATATGTTTCTATTCCTGTTTCAACATCATAATATTTTTCTTGTAAATCCACTATATCGTTAATTACTCTTCTAGAGTGGCCAATTAAATCTTGCAATGTCTGATCTCCATAAAATGCCTCCATTTCATGTAATTGGTCTAAATGATCAGAAAAAGACTCAATCGATTCCAAATTATAAAGTAAATCTTCTCTTATGTCATCCATCTCGTTAAGATTTTTTATGATAAACCAAACAAAAAAGATATTAATAAGTGTGCTCAAATACAGTAAAAAAGGCACTAAACCAAATAGTACTATCAATAGTATCCCATTAAGTACTATACTTAACCCTAAAATATATTTATTCATTTAACATCCTCTTTTCTCTCCTTTAAGCGTCTTTTTTCTTCTTTCAAGTCTTCACGAAATTCTTCAATTGACCTTTTAACGATTTGTCCAGTTGAAATTTCACGCTCAACGTCCTCTATCAATCTAAAACTAGTGGGCAACTTAGTCAAAGAATCGTTTGTATCACAATATTCGCAATCTTTTAAAAGTTTAGAAATTGAATGGTGCGCAAAGAAAATAAATTCGCAACTTTCACACTTATAGCGATATTTGGGCACTATTCTTCTTCAAAAGGCTCAAGATTGGCATTACCATAATTAACAATTGGTGGGTTCATAACAAATAATTCTTTGTTTTCATTAATTTTGAATTCAAATCCTTTCAACACAGGAACAATATCTGATTGTTCCAATAAAGATTTCTGTAGGGCCATCATAAGGGCCCCGAGGGCTTCATCTGATAATTTAAGCATTTTTTAACTCCTTTGTCTGCTATATTTGCTTTAATATAAATTTTTCTAATAATTCAGCTGATTTTTTGATATTTAATTTATCCGTTTTAATTACCAAATCAGCGTCTTTTGGTACCTCAAAAGGATCTGAAATACCTGTAAAGTTTTTAATTTCTCCCAAAAGAGCTTTTTTATATAAACCTTTTATGTCTCGCTCAATGCATTCCTCGATCGAGCAATCGATAAAAATTGTTCTTGCTCCATGGATTTCTTTTAGTTCTTTGCGTATATTATCATAAGGATTTATAGTAGACATAATTATAACAACATTGTTTCTTGCCAATACTTTTCCAACAAATCCCAGTCTACGAATATTTGTGTTGCGATCTTCTTTTGAAAAAGTTAAATCGCTACATATGCCTTCTCGATATTCGTCTCCGTCAATTATTTCTACTTTTAAACCACGATTTTTTAATCTTTTTTCAACATCTCTTGCAATCGTTGTTTTGCCAGAACCTGATAAACCAGTCATTTGTATAAATAAACCAGAAGTTTTGCCCCAAAGAATCCTATTCCATATCTTTTCATGAAAATAATAAAAAATAAGCATAATAACGTGGTAAACAGCTGCAATGATCGAGGTGTCTTTTAAGGATCCAGTTATAATATAGGCTAGCGCCGAGAGTATTAAAAATCCACTAGTTTTCCAGCTAATGGCCTTACTAAAAGTTCTTTTTGTAGAATCAATCATTAAAAGTAATTTGTTATTTATCCTTATCTATAATACTAGATTTTTATTTATTTTTTAAATTTATAATTTTTTATTATTCATTTTTGTATGTTCCCCTGTTTGCATGTGGAAAAGGGAAATCTGGAACAGGCTTTTCTAAGAAATTACAAATCTTTTTCCAACCTTCGCCTTTTTCGAAACACACTTCCAACAAATCTGACCTATCTTTAAAATATTCTCGAACTTCCTGATTATGTTTATTATATCTTTCAACAAACTTCTCAGCTAAAGGAGCGTTAGGTTTTCCTAATTTTTCCCACATGTTGATATCGCTTCTTGCGACATCTTCAGGAGTCTCTCTCAACGTTAAAATAAATTTGCTATTGGGAAACCATATATCTAATTCCTTATATAAAAACAGCCATGGAGAATCTGCAAAAGCTTGATATTTGTTTGCTCTTTGTTTGACAACTGAATGATATTTTTTATAAGTTGATTTATCTTCCAACCAATAATCGAATCCTTTTAAGCCCCAGAAGCTATAAGTTGTTTGATAACCCAGTATCTTCATTGCTACTCCAACACTAGTTGTGCCGGTTTTAAACATACCTATACAAAAAACTTTACTCATTGTTTATCCATTTATTAAAAAGAGTATCATATTCTTCTTTAGATTTAACTCCTTTAGTGTGATTAGCTTTCCTAATTATATCAGCTTCATTATACCCCCTAGGGATAATCTCTGAGCGCATTTGAGGAAACTCATGATCTGATAACTGATATGCCGGCGCAGGTAATACAGTGAAATGTTGAATTGATGGGTCTTTATTGAGAATATCAACCTGTATATAACCATCGCTAGCGTATTTTATTTCTGGTAAATATTTTAAAAATGATTCTGCATATTGTTTGTTAACAGAGAAACAAGCATTTGAATATATGGGCCTAGGGATGAAGACTGGCCCGGGATTGCGAGAACGCCAAAGTTTGAATCGTTCATTTATCTTTCTCTTAAGATAACCAAAAACTGGTGGCCAATGAATTCTCCTACTTCTACGTTCATATCTTATCAATATTGGCTTATTTAAATCAATATTGTATTTTTTAAAATTTTTCAAATTAATAAATCTATCAAATGTAGTTTTGCAGTGCTCTGCAAATTTTACGTCGTCTTCACATATCAAAACATGTTTATAATTATTTTTAATAATATCCTTCATAAGATTAATAAATGAACACCAATTCCCAACTTGTTCAGGTATTACAATATTGTTTTCATGGTCGCAACTATTCTCGCCGCATCTAAAACATGGTGGAAATCGTTTAACACGACCAGATTTATACATCTCAATAACTTCTGATGAAGATTTATCAGATGCCGAAAAAAATTCGTAATCACTTATACCAACTCTAGAAAACTCTTCAATAATATGTTGCTTTCTATCTCTACATCGATCTAGGTTTATTACATATATATGATCAAAATAATCTAAACCAACTTCCTCTTTTATACTCATCTTAATATCCTTTTATAGTTTTTTGTTTTCAAATTTATACTCATCTTAATATCCTTTTATAGTTTTTTGTTTTCAAATTTATATCCAAAATATTTAATATAATATTTATATTCTTTCGCAATCAAATCTCTTGTTTCATCATCATAATAAGTTGAATAATGTCTCTTATCTAATCTAAATTGTGATTTCTTATGCGGAAAATTTCTAACTTGTGGAATTCCAAGTTTATCAGAAAAATTATTAAAATCATTTTGTAAATTTTCAAATTTCAAATAAACATTGGCAATAGGTTTGTTTTTGTTGAAATAATAGATTTTATTCATTTTTGGATTTTCCATAATAGCTTCTCTAAATCGCTTATTGACTCCCTCACGATTTTCAAAATTTTCTTGTAACCACAAAACTCTTTCTGTTCGAAGCCGAGGACAGCGCTGCGGAGGAGGAGCATACCAAAAACGAGAAATACACATATCCCAAGGATTTCTGATTATAGTAACTTTGCAATAATCATTCCATATTTTGTTTCCTATTGCTTTTTTGATTTCATCAGGTTTAGTGTGGCCACGTAAATTATTTTCAATAATGATACTAGGAACGATGCTATTTCTATTTTTATAAAATTCTCTAGCACATGCGTTACCATAAGAACCCTGTGGATCGTAAGAGCCACCTTGAGAGAATATATCATTTGCATCACAATTTTGTCCCAAAGCCACTTGTACACTAGTGCCCGCAACTTTCATTGGCTTTATAAAAATATATTTATATTTGTGTGAGATGATCATTT